AGCGTTCCGAACGAAAATAGAGAACAGTCCCTGTCCTGCGGAAAAGAACTTTCTGCCAGGACGGGGACTGATTTTTTACGCTGAGAAGCAGCTTTTTGAGAGGACACAAAAACTTAACCCTGAATATTAGTGCATTGGATAAACGTAATTAACATTAACACGTTGATTTGAAAGCCAATGGACTGGATAAATGAGCGACAAACTTGTGCAACTCATACACTAACTGTACATGAACCGAACCACTGATTTTTGGGAGAGTGCTAATCAGGGAATCTTTTCGAGCTCCGTTCTGAGCCATTCGATGCTGCGGTCTGTGTAAACGCGCTCTGTAAGGTCTTGAATCCGATGACCGACGAGACGCTTGATGGCGTATTCATCAACCCCGGCTTCTTTGGCATGTGTAACAAATGTTTTACGGCAGTCATGAGAGTGATGCGGCGCGATACCGAGGGCCTTAACAGTTTGATTAAAGTGGCGAGCATAGAATTCATAGCGGGGGTAGCGATAAGAACCATCAGCGCTGGGAAGATAGAATGGATATTCATAATGGTTGGTTTTAGCATTAAGGTATCGTTTTTGCACGATGCCAAAAATCCGAGGATGAATAGGAACGATGCGATTTTGGCCTGCTTCGGTTTTGGAGCCTCCGACCATGGTTCGGTTTTCAAGGTCGATATCTGAGAATTTGATATGTAAAAGTTCCGAAGCACGCCATCCACAATAGCATTGCACCAGCATAAGTTCTACTGTAGGGTCAGATTCGAGAGCATTCCAGAGAACCTGCATCTCCTCATCCGTGAAGCTGACATGGGGGATGACATGGTTGACTTTTTCTTGGAAAGCCTCACCTGGAATTTTAAAAAGGCGGGCATAGTTTTTGTCGGTCAATTCATTTTCAACGGCAAAGTCAAATAGAAGATTAAGCGTTTTTTTCAAAGTGTTTTGTGTAGACGGGGTTGTGATGTGCCTTTTTCCACTTTTGTCTACGAACTGACCGTTAACGATAACGTTTTTCAACTGGGGGATACGAACTTCCCGGACAGTTATGTTATAGATGGAGTGAGCATATTTCCAGGCACTTCGGGTCGTTATGACATTTCCACTGCATACTTTTTTGGAGTAGGAGACCATCCATTTGTCATAAAGAGCCTGCATGGTAATGGATTTATCAAGGTCAAATGGATTCTTGTTGTAATCGAGCAGTGCCTGGTATGCGTCGTTATAGGTTTCAAAATAGGCCTGCGGTTGGAGCAGTTTACAGATAGGTTTTCCCTCATCTGTTTTAGCAATGGTGACCATAGCACGGAATGGTCTGCGGAGATTGCGATTCTTGATCTCGGTGATTTGACCGAAGCCATTTGGGAGACGGCGGCGCTTGTTACGCTTTCGAGGCTTTAGGGTGGAAGTTGTCTCTTGCTGTGTTTGGAGTGGAAAACCACAATGAGGGCAGGCAAGAGCTTTATCTGAAACCTGTAGCTGACACTCAGGGCAGGCGACTAACATATTTATCACATTCCTTTCTTAATGATTATAAGATTGTATAAGTACAATAAAATGTATTTTTGAATAAAAACTGCATTAAAAAGCTCGGGAAACCGGGCTTTTTTGCTTTTTAATTCTATTCTAGATTAAACGATTCACTTTACCTTGTCAATGGTTCATGTATAGAAAAAATAAAAGCATGACGCAGACGTCTATTTTTTCCACTAACATCCTTGTAGTACCAAGATGTGACAAAAAGCACTTGGAAATTCTAAAAAGGAGTTGGAACAAATGGATAAACCTAAATTAGGAACTGGATCGGTGCCTGTACGAGTGGCGGCCATGGCATACGGGAAAGAGGCATCGTGGATAAGAGCCGGGATCATCGCGGGATGGCTGCCGATTGGAGAGGCGACACGGAATGGCATCAAAATCACTAGCATCGAACAGATGAATTCTAAGTATGGACGAATAAACTATTATATTTCGCCCAAACTCTTATACGAACAGACCGGGTACGTATGGGAGGGTAAGAAATGAGGCATGAGAAGCCGGAGTTGTCTCCCAAAAATCCCTACCATCTTTCCCGACACCGTTACTACGAGCTAAAACATTTCTGCTTCCAGTATAAGGAGTGGAAGAAAGCGCTGGCTCTGCTGGACGGCTGGCAGTCGTACGGGGATGAGGTAGGAGGCATTGTCAAAGGGAACATGCCCTCCGATCCAACAGAGCGCTATGCCATACTCCGGGCATACTACTCCCAGCACATCGAGCTCATCAACGACTGTCTGGCGATGCTGGAACCTGCCATTGCACCGTACATTTTGAAAGGCGTAACGGAGGGCCTTTCGTACAATCAACTCCGGGCGCGCGGCTGCCCTTGCGGCTCCGAAATGTACTACCAGCTCTATCATAAATTCTTCTGGCTTCTCAGCAAAGAACGTGGGTGACGCGAAAATTTCTCCTTGCTTTATGGACGAAAGTTCACGAAAATTGATTATGTAAAGGAGATTTTACTATGTTGAAAGCAAAGAAGAATTTTATGTATATTGACGTGACGGGTGTTGACGATATGACTGATCGTAGCACACTTATGGAAGAAATCATCCGCAGAAACTGCGATGTTAATCCGCGAATCATCAATTCGCTGGTGAACAAGCGAGGGAGATACGGTGACGAAAATCATAAGAAGTGCAACTATCAGCTCGAACTCGAAAACTATGACCTGCGCGGCATTGCACGGGATTTCGAACTGCTGAAGAGTGCAGGTATTATTGAACGTGTAAGCAAAGTGACAAACTATATCGTTTACTAAAGGCGAGAGCCGTGGAGAAATCTGCGGCTCTTACTTTTTGTCCGGGCGCAAAAAATACAGCTGCCTTTATGAGAAAGGTGGTAGATTTTATGTTTAGTCTGATTATCGCAATTCTGTTGATCGTGCTGCTGGCCAAATGTATTGGCTTTGTGGGCGCAAAGACGGATGAGGTGAAACAGCGAACAAAGAAAAGGCACTGAATCAAAATGGAGCTTATGGAAACATAGGCTCTTATTTTTTACACGGACGCAAAAAATACAGCCTCCTTTATGGAAAGAAATGTTAAATTTTAGGAGGTAACTACTATGTTTAAGAATATTGTGAATGGCTTTATGAAAGTGATGAACTCTGTAAAGGCAGCGTTTGAGGAGTCGTATAACGGCAACTACGCAGGCTGGAACGAGGGCGAAGAGCTTCTGATGCTGAACAACATTCGGGCTGGTGTTCAATGAAAACATTTGACCGGGAAACGGGCTCAAGGAAACTTGGGCTCTTTCTTTTTCTTATTCTAGGTTAGACGCGAAAAATTTTGCCTGCTTTATGGAAGAGATGTCTTCCGAACAACGAAAGGAGATTGATATTTATGACGAAAACTGTGAAGAGAAGATATGACAGAGGTTATGTCGATGCTACGGATAAGTTGAGGGTGTTTATCGAGAGTCGGAGCAAAGTGATGTTTGTTGAGCATGACTACGCTTCGAGCGAGACGGCACGCTCTGCTTACAACCAGGCAATCGACCGAATCCGCTGCCGTGGAATAGTACGGGTGATCGTATCGAATGGCGAACTCTTTATGATTCGCAAAGACATCTGAGAAGCGGAGAGCTTACGAGTAATCGTGGGCTCTTTTCTTTTTTCCAGAATGCAGACGACCGTTTTCATCACTACAGTATTATAAAGGAGAAATGAACTATGAACTGGTACTTTGCTTATCTGATTTTTGCGATGCTTGTCGGGGTCCTTGTGGGGATGATCATCTGCTGGCACGCGGGCGACCGCAACCATGCCGTGGGCGAGCTGATCATTGGGGAGCCGGACAGCGAGGATTGGCCTTACCTTTCCTTGAGCCTGGACGAGGAGGTGACAGACTTTGAAGAAGAGGAGTATGTGGTGCTGAAAGTGAACAAGCTCGACTTGACGCGAAAATAACGGCCCCTATCATGGAGGAAACTCCAAATTTACTTTGTAAAGGAGAAAATCAAAATGGAACTCTATGAAAACAAGGAATTGCTGAAAGACGCGGCGAAGAAATCGCTGGAGAGTCTCAGAGATTTGAAGCCGGGTACGGAAGAGTATGACAAGGCGGCAAACATGGCGTTGAAGCTGTATGATATGCAGCTCAAGGATGAGGCGCAGGAAAACGACAAAAACCTGAAAGAGGACGAGGAAGTGCGGAAAGTGCACGAAATGGAACTCAACAAGGAAAATTCGGAGAAAGCGCGCAAACTTGACTGGGCAAAGATCGGCGTAAAGGCGCTGACGGGTGTCGTCACGGTTGGTATGACGGTATACTGGTCGATCTGCGAGGCTGGCGGCGTAACGCAGCTGTCGAGAGCAATTGGTGAGGGAGTACGTGAATTGAAGCGAGGCTTTACGGAAAAAGAGTAAAGGAGGAACCGAGGAGGGTTCGTGGCGAAAGCTGCGGACTCTCTTTATTTTTATGCGATATCACGAGATGCCACCCGAAGAGTGGACGAGCTATTACGGGAGCGTTTACCGCTGTAATCACCCAGTTTATCGCGTCTGTACGCTTTACAAGGAGCATGACAGGGGATTATGCGTGATCCAGCAGCGATACAACGAGAAGACCAAGGCGACCTACTGGAGCGCCATCGACCCATGGCTGACCGATAAAATTTACCTGCATGACGGTTTCAAGGAATATTTTGACAGCCATGCAAAACGGAAAAATCAAAATGGCGAATATCCCACCGTGACCGTCCGGCAGATCATGTGGGCCCTGCGGATGAAACCCATCAAGCGGGAACGCTGGGAGACCGTGTTCGACAGGAGCTTGATTTGACAAAGGAGAACTATTATGTGTGAATGCTGTAATGACACTATGACAATTGAAAAACATGAAGCGCATGATACAGTGGAGCTCGAAACCAACGATTACCTTGCCTGGTTAGCCAGAGAGAAACAAAAAATAAATGCGATAAAATCAGCTTATATCAGGGAGCTGATTAACAAGGGTGCTTACAAAACACTTTGACGAAGATAAGAAAACGCGAAAAAAACTCCTTGCCTTATGGGAGAAAGCCCAAGAAAAGGAGTAAAGAGTATGAACGAATCTATTTTTAAGAAAATTTGGAATTATTCGATTACGGTTGGGCAGATGATCATGACAGCTGCTGCAATGGCAATTGTAACCATTGTGGTGTGGCTGTTGTGTCGGGCGTTCCGACCGTCGAAAGACTGAACTTTGACGATAGGCCGGACAAACACAACTTAGGTGGGGCGCTATCCCGGAGAGGAGCTTATGCGAAAGCATGGGCTCTTTCTTTTCGGCGCGAAAAATACAGCTTCCTTTATGGAGGTAAGAGGGCTTACATTGAAAGGAGAAAAACTATGATGAAAGCTATTAAGAACTTTATGAACAAACCTTGGACTTGGGGAACTTACTTTAAGTTCTGCGGTGTTGCAATGGGATTGTGGACAGCAATCATCGGAGCATATGTCGCATGGGCAAAGTGGAACGAGAAGAAGGCATTGGACAAAATGAGAGAGAGCAATCTGGAAGAGGACGAAATCTGAAAGATCAAGCCCTCTTATCTTTTTCTCGTGAAAGGGACATCATGACAAAGACGAATAAAGAAAAATTTTATCAGGCTCAGAGACTCGTACAGGATTTGTGTCTGACCGAGGATGATACTGAAATCCAGCATTACTTAAAAGTAATAAACACATATATTTGGAAAATTATCTGGAAGTTACAGGAGGCAAAGTAATGGAGGACATTATGCACATCCAGTCGGCATTTCTGCGCAATGTGATCTCGCAGGCGGCCGTGAAAGCGATCCGAAAGCAGGGCTATAAAAGCGTGGACGTGGAGCTCAATGATATTTTTGCCAAGTACAGCGAAGACCACAAAAAAATACGAGTGCATCTGGACATTGACACTGTGGTGAGCAGGGAAGACCTGATGGCTCTGTTGAAGCAGGCCGGAGTGCTGTAACGCGAAAAATTCTCGATGCTTTATGAGATGGTTAGTCTCAGAATTATATTTTGGAGGTTGAACAATTATGAAGAAAGCATTGAAAATTGGTATTATGGGAATGATTGGATTTATGCTGTTTGTATATGGAGGACTGAACGGATACTGCCTGGCATGGAGTAGACTCTATGATAGAGGAAACTACATTGGTGCAGACGGACTTTCTTATATTGCAAAGCATACTTTCAAACCCGTATTTGCTAAGTACGTGAACTTCCTCATGGCAAGTTATACCAAACAGAAAAACTGACCATGAGAGCTTACGAGAAATCGTAGGCTCTTTTATTTTTGACGCGAAATTTTCAGTGTGCTTTATGAGATGGTTAGTCTCAAAATTATATTTTGGAGGTACGAACTATGAAGAAATTGATTGGAGCAATTACGGGTTGCATTGCAGCTTACTATGTGATTGACGCACTCGCCGTGGTATCTATGGCGTGTGTATGGTCCGATTTGGTAAAAATGGGGCATACGCAGGCTGCAAACGAACTGAACGATACGTTTCACAAAAAGTATTGCAAGCGCGACCAAAAAGTGTTTGATTTCTTTACGGATAATTATAATAAGTATCTGAAAAATAAGCACTAATGATTAAGGCAAGAGCTTACGAGAAATCGTGGGCTCTTTTATTTTTTTAAAATGGAGGTTGAACAATGAAACTGACGAAAACATGCGCGAGATTTCTGCGCAAGCACGGCGGAACCATTCTGGCGGTGGCGGCATCCATAGGCGTGGTGGCAACGGCCATCGAGACCGGGCTGGCAACCACGAAGGCGCAGCATCTGCTCGAAGTGGACGAAGCTTTGCGAAAATACAACGAAGATGAGCAGGGGATTGTAGAAGAGCCATTGACGAAGATGGGAATCGTCAAAACATGCTGGAAGGCGTATGTGCCGGCTGTTATCCTTGGCGGCGGCACCATCGCCTGCATCCTGGGCTCCAACGCGCTGAACAAAAAGCAGCTGGCCAGCATGACCGCGGCTTACATGGCGCTGGGAAAGACCTATCAAGAGTACCGCAGGCAGGTGGCAGAGCGCTGGGGGACTGATACTGAAAAGGACGTCTGGAAAGATGCACAGAGCGTCACAAAAGAACCGACTTCTGACATGAAGACGGAAAAACTGCTCTGCTATGAACCTATCTCAAAAAGATATTTTCATGCCACAGAGGCGGAATTGACCGATGCATTTTACACGATAAACCGCAGCTTTGCAGTGGATGGAGAAGTGTCTCTCAATGACTTCTACAGCTGTCTCGGACTGGAATATCTGCCAAATGGGGATACAACGGGCTGGTCTGCGGACTATCTGGCAAATGAGTGGGAGTATTATTGGATCGACTTCCAGTATTACAAACAGACCACTGATGACGGCCTGGAAGTATATTATGTGGACTCGTTCCAGCCGCCGATCGAAAATTATATCGACTATGACCCCTATGCAGAATACTGTGACAAAAAGGAGAAGCAATTATGAAAAAGATCAACTGGTGGAGTGTGGCCTCGGTGGCCCTGATGGCGGCAAGTGCGATTCTGAGCTTTGGACACGACCTGATCGAGCAGCAGAAGACCGAGGACGAGCTGCAGGACATGGTGCAGGAAGAGGTGCGGCGTCAGCTGGAGGAAAAGAACCAGTAAACGCGAAAAATACAGTCTCCCTTATGGAAGAGATATCCAAACTGACAAACAAAGGAGATTGATATTTATGTACGATCACGACTATTATGCAAAGATGGACAAGGCAATGGTACGCGTACTGAAAGCAGTTGCACGTTCAGTGGGATACGGCTTTACAGGGCTGTATCACTATCTGAAGAAGCAGCCAGCCAGACTGTACGAATATATCCGTTATCAGATCCAACTGGAGCGTGATGATCAGCGTGAAGCAGAAATTCGGTTTCAGAATTTGAAACAGAATGGACGAATCTGAAAGGCGAGAGCTGTAGAGAAATCTACGGCTCTTTCTTTTATATTTCAGGGAGGTACGAACATGAAACTTAAAACGGTTACCCGGGCTGCCGGGCGGATGTTGAACAAGAACGCATCCAAGATCCTGTTGGGCTTCGGCATCGCGGGCGCATTTATGGCGGTCGGCTTTGCCGTGGAAGCAACCCCGAAGGCGATGATCCTGATGGAGGACAAGAAAAAAGAGCTTGGTGTCGAAAAGCTGGACGTGAAGACCATCGTGAAGACGGCAGGCCCTGTTTATATTCCGACTGCAGTGAGCCTTGGCGTCTCGACCGTGTGCGCGGTGGGGGCTCTAAAGGTAGAGAACAAGCAGAACGCTGCGCTTGCGGCGGCCTGCACACTCTCGGAGACGGCACTGCGGACGTATCAGGACAAGGTGCTGGAGACTATCGGCCCGGAGAAAGAACAGCAGATCCGGGAGGCCGTGACCCTCGATAAGATGGCGAAAACGCCGGAACCTGCGGTGATCCCCCATGCGAAAGGAATCAATCTGGACGCAAGCGAGGCATACGGCAAGACGATCAAGTGCTGGGAAAGCCTTTCTGGGAGGCCTTTCTGGTCAACGCAGAATGCAATCGAGAAGGCCATCAACGGCGCAAACAAGCAGCTGCTGAGCGATTCCTGTCTGACGGAGAACGATCTGTTTGACTATCTCGGTATCGAGCATAACCACAACGGCGATCTGCTGGGCTGGGATACCGATAATACCCTCAACATCGAAACATTCTACTCTTCCAAGTTGGATGAGGACGGAATGCCCTGCCTGGTGCTGGATTATCGCACTCCGCCCAAGTGGCTGGGGTACTGATATTTGCAATACCAACGCGAAAAATACAGCTCCCTTTATGGAGGTAATACTCCGACATTATAAACTTTAAGAAAAGAAAGAGGTACTATTATGGACGAAATGAACATGAACGAGACTACTGTTATGGAGAACGAGAACTCTGTTGAGGTCGTTCCGGAGGAGAACGTTCAGATGATCGAAAACGAGGAAACTTCGGGTATGAATCTGAAGCTTGCGATTGGCGTGGCTGCGATTGCCGGTGCCGCTGTGATCGGCGGGATCAAGCACTTGAAGAACAAGAAGAGCAAGACGGAAGAGGACAAGCCGAAGACCAAGAAGAAGATCCATCTGCGTGCTCCCTGGACGGTGGAAGAGGTCGTTGAGCCTGACGTGGAGAACGTTTCTGAGAACGTCGAGGAGACTTCTGAGGAAGAATAATGTTTGATGAGCAAGAGCTTGCGAGAAATCGTGGGCTCTTACTTTTTTGTTTTTGAAAGGATGGCAACATGGCACAAGTAGATATGCCGAAATCCAGCATTGGGCAAAAGCCTGCAGAACCGCAGAAGAAGTTCCAGAAGGTGGTCAAAGGAAAAGTGACCGTTAAGGAACAGAACGACATCCAGAAGCTGGCGAGCGATTTCCTGGCAGAGGACCTGAAGACCGTGAAAGACCGTATCATCGCGGATTATCTGCTTCCGATGCTGAAAAACGGCATCTGGAGCATCTTCAATTCGGCAGTCAGCATCGCACTCTGGGGCGAAGACCGCTCCCGTGGCAGCTCCACGAACTATTCCGGCTCCCGCACCCAGCGCAACAGCTACGATGGGTATTACCAGGGAAGCCGTGGCCCGCAGAGCTCGAACCAGCCGACACGCAGGAGCTTGCAGAATCTCGATTTTGAAAATCGGGGCGATGCGGACGACACGCTGAACCAGATGTACGGCTCGATCCGGGAATACGACCGGGTATCCGTCGGCGACCTGTGGGACCTGATGGGCGTTACCCCCGACAACACGGACTACAATTACGGCTGGCATAACCTCGATGGTGCTTACATCAAGGGTATTCCCGGCGGGTATCGTTTGATCCTGCCCCGGCCCGTACCGCTGCACTAAATAGAAAGAATTGATATTTTATGAAACATTTTGTGATTTGTGAGTATAATATAGGCTTCGATTTTCGAGAGGATGCTGAGGAAACTCTGGCTCATCTTAAAGAACTCCTGAAAAGTTACGGACAGGCGACAACTCAGGATCTGAAAGACTGCATCGGGGCAGTACCGGACTACAGAAGCGATAAATTTGGATGGCGTAATCTTGATGATGCTGGTATCAAAACGTACCCGGAAGATCCGAATTGTGCTTATTATTTAGTGCTCCCTGATCCTGCCCCGCTCAACTGATATGAAAGGACTGATATTTTATGAAATTTCTGAAAAACATTGATAAAACTGAACTCATGAATACCGTGACCCGTGCTGCATCCAAATTCGGCTACAAGCTGAAGAAGGCAAGCCCCACCATTATGATCGTTGGCGCTGCCATTGGCGGCGTGACCGCTACCGTGCTGGCATGCAAGGCGACCATCAAGGCGCAGGATATTCTGAAAGAGCACAATGCTGCGGTCCAGACCATCCACGATACCAAGGCCAAGATCGACAGCGGGGAACTCGTACTGGGTGAAGGGGAAACCTACACCGAGAATGAGTTCAAAAATGATATCACGACTGCCTACGTCCATACCGGCGTGGCGCTGGCCAAGGTCTATGCCCCTGCAGTTGGCCTGGGCGTTGCATCGCTCGGCTGCATGTTTGGCTCCCATCACATTATGACCAAGCGGAACGCCAGCCTGACTGCCGCTTACATCGCGCTGGACAAAGCGTTTGAGGAGTACCGAACCCGTGTGACGGACCGTTTCGGTGACCGTGTGCAGCAGGAGCTGGAGCACAACGTGAAAGCCGTGGAGATTGAAAACAAGAAGACCGACGAGAACGGCGTGGAAGAGACCATCAAGCAGTACACGGATGTGGCAATGGCACACACCAGCCCCTACACCTGCATCTTTGATGAGACGGTGGACACCTGGCAGCCGGACAACATGATGAACCGCAACTACCTGTTCCTGATGGAGCAGGCGGCGAACAAGCGGCTGCGCACCCAGGGGCACCTGTTCCTGAACGACGTTCTGAGCAGCATCGGCACGCACGGCGGTGTGACCATGAAGACCCCGGAAGGGCAGATCGTGGGCTGGATCTATGACCCGAACGATGAGACCCGGCAGAACCATGTGGATTTCGGTGTGACGAACTACGTTGAAGGGGACGATGCACTGAACAGCTTTATCAATGGTGGGGAGCGGAGCGTGATGCTGCGGTTCAACTGCGACGGTCCCATCATCGACAAGATCTGAGGCTGATATTATGGAGGGATACGCTATGACCAGATTCGTTAAGAGACTGTCTTACCTGTTTGCTGCCATGGCCGGAGTCTGTTTCGTCTCTGGTCTGGCGGTCCTTTCGGAGTGAGGTGGCCTATGGACAGTTTGGAAAGCATGTTTCTATTTCTGGACTATCTGACCGATACCAAGCGTAAGCGCCATGTGGTGGGAGGCATTCTGATGAGTGTCTCCCTTTTCTTTGGCGGGATGGCTTTTACGATGCTGAGCATCAAAGGAGAAGAAAATGAACAAGACCATTCGTGATATTTTGATCTTCGCGGCAGGCTTTGCCGGAGGCGCATATTTTATGCACACGATGCTGCTGAAAAAGTATCAGGAGTATGCGGACACCCAGATCGAGGACGTCCGGGAGCACTACGCACAGAAAGAGGCCGACATGGACAAAACCATTGAGGAAAAGGCTACCCAGAAGAGCTTTGAGCAGCTGGCAGGGAAGTACCGCACTGAGTCTGACCCGGAGCCTGTTGCACATGCTGAGATCGAGATCATCCAGCCGGATGACTTTGGCTCCGAGGACGACTACGAGACGAGCTTACTGACGTACTATGCGGATGGCAAGCTGGTATTTGATGGAGAAAATGAACCGCTGGATGAGGATGATATTTCCAAAACCATCGGCAGTGAAGCACTGAAGCACTTCGGCGAGTACATGCCCAGCGCCGTCCACGTCCGCAACAACAACTATCACAAGGATTATGAGATCATCCAGTCCAGACAGAACTGGGAGGAGGAAGAATGATTTTTTCGGAGATCGCAGAGCAGTATCATGACTGGCTCTACAAAATTGTATGCGGGGAATGGGAGCCTCGAAATCTCTCATTTCACCGTCTGCTGACGTTTTTGTTCAACAAAAATTATATTCCGGCCTGCGAGATGGACGGCTGCAGGGCGACCGACGGCATCAACCTGCGATACCGCTTTGCCACCGAGAGCAACGTCCCGTATGGAAAGATCGACGCAGCATTCCAGGGGATTCCGTGCAGCATGCTGGAGATGATGGTGGCGTTGGCCATCCGCACCGAAGAGCACATCATGGAGGATTCCAATGCGGGAAACCGTGTGGGCCAGTGGTTTTGGAACATGGTGGTGAGCCTGGGGCTTGCTGCCATGGACGACAGTCGCTTCCACGAGGAACACGCTGACTCCGTCATCGACCGCTTTATGTGCAGGGACTACCAGCCGAACGGTGCCGGTGGCCTGTTCACGCTGAACCATCCGACCAAAGACATGCGCCAGATTGATATTTGGTATCAGCTGATGAACTGGTTGAATGAGAATGAGTGTTGATGACATATGTATCAAAAATTTGCATCTCGATGGAGGGAGTAGTCGAACAAGCGATAGATGAATCCCACGTCCTGATACGAATCACATCATGCCGAGATAGTTCACACATTGGGCGGCTGATATTAGTTGACCCTAAATATTGGAGGAAAAAAGATCATGGATATGACAAATGTTATGCACGAACTGGCCGAAAGCAAAGCCTCTCTGCAGATTGCGGGCGGCATGATCGAGGCCATGAACCAGCGGGTGAGGAAGCTGAATAACAAGTGCATCCGTAAGAACCTGCTCATTGGCGGTCTGATTTGGTTCGGTGCCACCACCTGCAAGATGCTGGGCGAGAGCGACAAGAAGCGCAAGGAAGCGGAAGAGGCAGCGCGCAACCTCCATGCAGAGCTGGTGTACGTCCATCAGGCACTGGACGAAGTGAACCGCAAGAACGCCGAACAGTTCTGGGCGGAAAACAGTGCGGGCGAGCCGGAGCCCGAAAAAGATATTTGTTGCGATGGCAAGGCCAGCGTGACCAAGAAGCCGGAATAAACTGCATGGAAAGGAGGAAGTCAGTTCGTCATGATTGATTTCCTGATGATCGCGACCCGGACAGGAAAGCGGGGTGTGATCGAGATTTATCCCAAGTTTATCATCAAAAAATCGAAAGATTTGATGATTCGGGGTTCTGATTTCTATGCAGTCTGGCTGGAAGAACGAGGCCTTTGGAGCACCGATGAACAGGATGCACTGCAGCTTATCGACCGGGAGCTTGATCTGTATGTGCAGGAGCATAAGCAGACCATGACGGATGGATTCCGCGTGCTGCATATGTGGGATGCGGAGTCCGGCATGATTGACAACTGGCACAAATACTGTCAGCGGCAGATGCGGGACAGCTTCCACATGCTCGATGACTCCTTGATATTTGCGAACACCCCGGTCAAAAAAGACAGCTATGCATCCAAACGGCTGCCGTATCCGCTGGAAGAGGGGAGTATCAGCGCCTATGACGAGCTCATGGGCACCTTATATTCCAAAGAAGAGCGCATGAAGATCGAATGGGCGATCGGAGCCATCGTGAACGGCGACTCCAAGAAGCTCCAGAAGTTTTTGGTGCTTTACGGCCCTCCAGGAAGCGGCAAATCCACGGTGCTAAACATCGTACAGAAGCTGTTTGACGGATATTGGTCGGTTTTCGATTCCAAGGCGCTGGGGTCTGCATCAAATGCGTTTGCGCTGGAAGCGTTCAAATCGAACCCGTTGATCGCAATTCAGCACGACGGCGACCTCTCGCGTATCGAGGACAACACAAGGCTGAACTCTCTGGTTTCCCACGAAACGATGATGGTCAACGAGAAGTTCCGAAGCGCTTATGCGAACCAGTTCAAGTGCTTTATGTTTCTGGGCACCAATAAGCCGGTCAAGATCACCGATGCAAAATCAGGTCTGATCCGACGACTCATCGACGTGGAACCCAGTGGAGAGAAGATCCCGGCAAAAAAGTACCGCGACCTGGTGGCCAAAGTTGATTTCGAGCTGGGCGGCATCGCATGGTACTGCAAACAGGTATACGAAAAGAACAAGCATCTCTACGACGATTATGTTCCGACCCGTATGCTGGGTGCATCCAACGATTTCTACAACTTCATGCTCGACTCCTATTATATTTTCAAGAAGGAAGACGGGGTTTCCCTGAAACGGGCCTGGGCGATGTACGACACCTACAACCAGGAGGCAAAGGTGGCGTACCCTTACTCGCGCAGAGCGTTTCGAGAGGAACTCATGAACTACTTCTCGGATTACAAGGAGCGGGCTGAAGATGTGAACGGAGAGCGGGTGCGCAGCTACTACAGCGGTTTCAAGTACGAAAAGTTCAAGGAGTTTTTGGATACCCCGGAGAAAGCAGAAGAACCCGCTGCGGACTCTGGGGCGTCCTGGATTGAGTTCAAAGAGCGGCATTCTCTCTTTGATGATATTTGCAAGGATTGTCCGGCGCAATATGCGAACGAAAATGGCACTCCTACGCAAAAGTGGGAGAATGTCCAAAGCAAATTGTCCGGGCTGGACACTTCGAGGCTACACTATGTGAAAGTCCCGGAGAACCATATTGTCATTGACTTTGATATTCCGGGGTCGGATGGAACAAAGAGTTTTGAGCGAAACCTTGAAGCTGCTTCCCAATGGCCCCGGACCTATGCGGAACTGAGTAAATCGGGTGCAGGCATCCACCTGCATTATATTTACACGGGCGACGCGACAAAGCTGAGCAGGATCTATGACGAGAACATTGAAATCAAGGTGTTCTCGGGGAAATCCTCGCTGCGGCGAAAGTTGTCAAAGTGCAATGATATTCCCATCGCAAACATCAGCAGTGGCCTGCCATTAAAGGGAGAAAAAGCAATGGTTGATACAAAGCAGATACAGGATGAGCGACACCTGCGTGTCCTCATCAAAAAAGCCCTCGCCAAAGAGATCAGCCCTTATACCAAGCCCAGCGTAGACTTTATTGCTCACATCATGGATGAGGCCTATGAGGGAAATGTGCGGTATAACGTCGACGATATGCGAAACGCGATCCTCAGCTTTGCCGCCAGCAGCACGAATCAGGCAGAGGCGTGTCTGAAGATCGTGTCCAAGATGCACTTTAAATCCAAAGATGATTTGGAGGCGGCAGTGCCTGCAGGGGACGAAAAGCCCATCATCTTTCTGGATTGTGAGGTGTTTCCCAACCTGCTGCTCGTGAATTGGAAGTTTGCAAAGCAGGAAAAAGTTTACCGCATGGTCAACCCGAGTCCGGCAGAAATCGAGAATCTGACGAAGTATCGTATCATCGGCTTCAACAACCGCAAGTACGACAACCACATCCTCTGGGCCAGGATGATCGGTATGTCCAACGAGCAGATCTATGCACTGTCGAACCAGATCGTCAACCAGCATACAGGCTTCTTTGGGGAGGCGTACAACCTCTCGTACACTGATATTTACGATTTCTCGTCAAAAAAACAGAGCCTGAAGAAGTTTGAGATCGAGCTGGGCATTCACCACCAAGAGCTCGGGCTGCCGTGGGATCAGCCTGTACCGAAAAGCCTTTGGGATAAGGTGGCCGAATATTGCGATAACGACGTGATTGCAACGGAAGCGCTCTTCTATTCCAAGGACCGACAGGCAGACTTCGTGGCACGTGAGATTCTGGCAGACCTGGCTGGGATGACGGTCAATGACACGACGAACAGCCTGACCACCCGGATCATCTTTGGTAAGGAAAAGCACCCGAAGCTGGTCTACACCGATCTGGCCACAGGAAAATCGGACGATGTGGTGGAAGTCGAGCCTGATATTTTGACGGACCACAACATTATCAACGCCTTTCCCGGGTACGAATTTGTTCGTGGGGAAGATGGAAAAATGCACAACATGTTCCGCGGCACCGATTTGGGCATGGGCGGTTATGTGTATGCGGAGCCAAACATGTACAGCAATGTTGCACTGCTGGATGTTGCGTCGCTGCACCCGCACTCTGCCGTGGCAATGAATTATTTTGGCGAATACACCAAACATTTCAACGACCTGATGGACGTACGTATCCACGTGAAACATGGGGAATACGATAAGGCCAAGAAGCTGTTTGGCGGCAAGCTGGCCAAGTATCTGGATGACCCCGGACAGGCGAAAGCTTTGGCGCAGGCGCTGAAAATTGCCATCAACTCGGTCTACGGTCTAACGTCGGCTACTTTTGATAATCCGTTCCGCAACCCCAAGAACGCCAACAACATTGTGGCGCTTCGAGGGGCTTTATTTATGCGCACCCTGCAGGATGAAGTTGCCAACCGCGGCTTCACAGTAGCGCATATCAAGACGGATTCCATCAAGATTCCCGGTGCAACACCTGAGATCATCGACTTCTGCATGAAATTTGCAACCAAGTACGGCTATACCTTTGAGCACGAGGCCACCTACGAGAAGATGTGCCTGGTGAACAATGCGGTTTATATTGCCAAGTACATGGATGCAGACAAATGCAAGGACCAATACGGGTATATCCCGGAGAAAAACGAGAAGAAAGGCGGAAAATGGACGGCCACGGGCACACAGTTCCAGATTCCGTATGTCTTCAAGATGCTATTCTCGAAGGACCCCATCATCTTCAACGACCTGTGCGAGACAAAAAGTGTCTCCAAGGGTGCCATTTATCTCGACAAGAACGAGGATCTGCCCGAGGGCGAACACGATTATATTTTTGTGGGCCGCGTTGGGCAGTTCTGTCCGATCATGCCTGGTGCAGGTGGTGCACTGCTTCTGCGTGAAACCGGGGTGGATGATGCCGGCGAGCGAAAGTATGCTTCTGTGACTGGAGCGAAGGACTACCGATGGCTGGAAAGCGAGATGGTGTATCAGCTTCACATGGAGGAGTCCATCAACAAGGACTACTTCAACAAGGAAGTAAACGATGCCGTTAAGGAAATCTCGAAATATGGAGACTTCGAGTGGTTCGTCGCAGATGATTCGGGTGAATCGCCCTGGCAAAAGCCTGATATTCCGTGGGATGACGTGCAGGAAGAAGCTGCACAGAATTTTGATAGGAGATGAGATTTATGGGATACGGAAGACTGTTTAGCTCGGATGGCAAATATATGGACCAGGTTTCTAATTTTTACCGCAAAGTTGATGATAACAAAATGTACATCGAAACGGGCAATGGGCGCAGCTTGACTTTCAATCCCGGCGATTTGCTGAGAGACAAACAAGGCGACTGGCATATTAGGAGTGTGCCCGACTTTTATAGCCTCGCTGATATTGTTGATGCGAACTTCAAGAGAGAAGCAAAGAGGGAGACTGCTATGAACGCTGGTTCGATCAAAAACGTTATCTTTAACCCTCCGGCCACGGTTGTCTACTGGACGGATGGCACCAAGACCGTTGTGAAGTGCAACGAGAATGATATTTTCGACCCGGAAAAGGGGCTGGCACTGGCCGTTGCAAAGCGCTGCGCTGGCAACCATGGTGCATATTACACTGAGATCCGGCATTGGGTCGAGAAATGCTGGAAGGGCAACCCCAACAAGCCCTGCACGGCGGAACACTCCGCCAATCTCGATGCCGTAAAGGCCTCCATCGAAAAGATGAATCACATTTTCGATGAGATCATTGATGGGACTGTTGCTGGCAATCCGGCCAGGTTTATGAAGAAACTGTGCGAGATGAAGGCTAACCTTGCCGTGATGGAACAGGAACTGTATAAGTAAAGGAGAATGATATTTATGTTTACCAAGCGTCAGAAAGTCAATATCGACGATACTCGTTTTATTTTTAATACCAACTTCTCGGGTGACCCGAGCCGCGACCGCTTTGGCTCCAGCACCCGGCGTGTCAATGTGGTGATCCCGACTCGGGAGCTTGCAGACCATCTGGTGTCGCTGGGTGTCAAAGTCAAGGAGACCCACCCGAACCCGGAGCGCACCTACGATGAGCCCTATGTGCCGACGCTGTATGTCCCGGTCAATGTCAATATGGATTCCAAGTGGCCGCCGCGCGTCTATTGGATCACCACCTCCGGCAAGCGGCTTCTCTGCAATGCGGAAACGGTCGGCCAGCTCGACTTTATCCGCGTCAAGAATGTCTGCCTGCAGGCTAATCTCGTGGAGAAGAAGAACTTCCCCGGGGAGTACAGCCTGTATGCGGATGTGATGTACGTCGAGCAGGATGCTGATGCTGATCCGTATGCAGAGCGTTATGCCCGCTATGCAGCACCGGAAGCAGATATGGCCGAACCGAACGGCCCTAATGATATTCCGTTCTAAGGAGGTTTCTCTTATGGAAAAATTATTTATCAGCTGCCCGATGCGTGGGCGCACCGAGGAACAAATTCGTAACTCTATGGACCAGATGCACAAGATTGCAGAGGCCATCTTCGATGAAAAATTCGAGGCGATTGACACCTGGATCGCAGATAAAGTACCTGCTACCAATCATGAGCAGCTGTGGTATCTGGGTAAGTCCATTCAGATGATGTCGGAAGCGGACGCCTTTATTGGGGTCTACGATGACCAGAAAGAATTTGATGGCTGCATCGTAGAAAACTACACGGCCAAGCTCTATGGCATTCCGCAGTATCTGGTGAACCTGGCCTATGTCGCGCCGGATGTCATTGAGCGGCGTTTGAACGACAGCTACTAATTGATATTTTGAGTGCCGGGGTAAGTCCTCGGTTGAATGCTCCAGCCGGTGAGTGCCCACGTCGCAAATGGCGTTCTCAGAGGAGGCAGCTCGATTTATATTTTAACTTTGGAGGTTGAACATCATGAAACGGATCAAAGTTTTGAGAATCAAGCCCCATTGCATTCCCGAAATTGTTCGGATTCCGCTTGGTTTGGAGAGACTCCAAAAAGAAGTTGGAGGAACTATTCAGGCAACGTATCCCTGGGATGATCCTGTGGCGCTGATCTGCAATGAAGAGGGAAAACTTCTTGGATTTGGCATTGATAATTTCAACCGAACCCTCCTGACCGATGATGGCACACCAATTGATGTTATTGCTGGAACATTTTTGATTACAGGTTTGACAGAGGATGACTTTGGCTCGCTGAGTCCTGAACTTTTGGCAAAATACGAAAAAATGTTCCACTGCCCTGAACGATTCTGGCGCACCATCGACGAGCATGGGAGAACGCATTTAAAGATTGATTATGAACCGGAGAATACCGTAAAATAATCTGTTTTCTTTACAATACGAGAGCTTCAGAGAAATCTGAGGCTCTTTTTATTTGAGTCATTAGCATGGGCTGTACGGTGGGTTCGATTCCCGCATGACTCGCAACTGGGCAGAAACCCGAGCATAAAGCATTGGAGGATTGATATTTATGGGCAACCACTACGGAGGCACAAGGACGAACAAGCCCTGCCAGAAATGCGGCAGGATGATGTACAACGTTCCGATTGCGCGGAAATACTGCAACATGTGCAAGTGCGGATTCCCTTGTGCAGACGAAGGATAGACCACCGAAACCACAGCGGAAAGGTCCTACGTTGGAGGAAATCATGCATGAAGCGGATAAGGAGGGCTTACAATATGCGTCCTACTGCAAAAAGCACGGACTCTACTAATCACCAACAGCGACTCTGGAAAGTCTTTTATAAGGATGGAAAAGAGCTTTTCAGATACACAGCCAAAGAAGAGGGCGAGGACGAAGAAGAAGCGACAATTGCTCTGCTCGCCTACGAGAACCACTGCAGAAAAAGTTCAATTCATACTCATTTGGAATGGAGGTAATTACCCTGATGGCAGGAGTTATGCTCTACGACTACCAATTGGATGCAATCAACCGTATGAAAATCGGCTGTATCTTATGCGGAGGCGTAGGAAGCGGAAAATCGAGAACGAGTTTGGCGTTCTATTACAAACTTTACGATGGGGAGGTGAATACGGAGAATTATGTTCGTATGACAGAGCCCCCGGATCTTTACATCATCACGACTGCCCGGAAACGGGATACCGGCGAGTGGGACGAAGAGCTGGCTCATTTCTATATGGGGACGGCCCCGGAGCATGATATTTACGAGCACAAGGTCGTCGTAGACTCGTGGAATAATATTGGAAAGTACATTGGCGTGAAGAACGCCTTTTTTATTTTTGATGAGCAGCGTGTCGTCGGCAGCGGCAAGTGGGTTAAATCGTTTTTGAAAATCACGAAAGAAAACGAGTGGATTCTGTTGAGCGCCACACCGGGAGACTGCTGGACCGATTACATCCCGGTGTTCATCGCCAATGGATTTTTTCGGAACCGCACAGAGTTTAATAACCAACATGTCGTTTACAGCCGCTTCTCAAAGTACCCTAAAATCGACCGCTACCTGAACACTCAGAGGCTGGTACGCCTGCGGGAACGGATTCTGGTTGATATGGACTTTGAGCGGGCCACAGTGTCTCACCACGAGAACATCTTTGTGAACTACGATAAGCCAAAGTACCTGCAAATCTGCCGGAACCGATGGAATCCTTGGGAGGACAAGCCCATTGAAACAGCTAGTGAGTTCTGTTATTCATTGCGGAAACTGGTCAACTCGGATCGGAGCCGCCAACAAGAAGTCCGTGATATTTGCATGAGCAGGCCGCGAGTCATCATCTTCTACAATTTCGACTATGAACTTGATATTTTACTCGGATTGAATTATGGAGAAGGCGTTGAAGTTGCACAATGGAATGGCCATAAGCACCAGCCGATTCCCGATGGCGATAAGTGGGTTTATCTCGTGCAGTATAACGCCGGGGCCGAGGGCTGGAACTGTATCAAGACCGATACGATTATATTCTACAGCCAGAATTACTCCTATAAAATCATGGAGCAGGCTGCAGGACGGATCGACCGGCTGAACACCCCGTACAAGAATCTATGGTACTACCATCTGAAGTCGAGAGCGGGGATTGACCTTGCGATTTCGAGGGCACTGAACTCGAAGAAAGCGTTTAACGAGAGGAAATTTTATGGAGAGTAACAACTATGGCTTATAAAAATGGAGGTGCTTATGATGAGCACAATTCATGACATCAGAATCTGTAGCACAGAAATCGAAAAATCAATCGTACTGGAACTCCAGGCAAATTATCATGAGGTGAAAATAAAGGCCATTAAGTATGGCCCGAATGTACCTAAGCGATATAAAGGTTCTGTTAAACTCTATATGCCGAATACTTGTAAGGATGGTAACGGCAAAGAATTACAAGGTGTCGCTGTATTTTTCGATGAATCAAATCACATCCAAGAAGTTATTACGGTTGAGAAAAAATCAAAGGAGGAAGACAAATGATTAAAGATTCTGGAGATCGCACGGAGTTTGAAACCGGCGCAAAGCGTGATATGCACGCAGGGAAGGGGCGGATGGACCTCTTGCCTTGGTACGGCATCATGGAAGTCAGCAAGCACTGCGAGGAGGGCGCACTGAAGTATGGCGAGCACAATGTTGACAAGGGCATCCCTCTGCATTCGCTTCTGGACAGTGCTTCTCGACATCTGGCAAAGTACATGGTCGGCATGGACGATGAGGACCACCTGCGCGCTGCCTGCTGGAACTTGCTGTGGGCTCTGAACCAGCGGGTGACGCATCCTGAACTGGATGATAGGTTTGCAACCCAAGCAAAAGAAAGCAAAAAGTCGATGAAAAAAATTGCCTGCACATGCGGCAAAGCCTTAACAGATGAACATGGACGTGCTTTTCCCTATGTCGAAGAAGATATCAACGTGTCTATGTCGAGACTGATGCTTCGTTGCCCCGAATGCAAGAAAGTAACCGTAGTAAATTGGAAGGAGCTCGCCAATGAATAACTGGATGCGCGAAGTGGACTATGCAACCTACTGCCCGAAGTGCGAGAACTTCAAGGTGCCGGAGACGGACGAGCCCTGCAATGAGTGCCTGACGGAGTGTGCGCGGGAGGGTACGGTGAAACCTCTGAAGTTCGAAGAAGCGAGGGTAAAGGTTAAATGATATTTACCGAAGAAGACTTGAACTGTCTGAATGCTATTGCTGGACTATTGGCTTCATTCGGGCGTGATAGTCAGGCTGGCTGTGTGCTTTATATTCAGCATAAAATTGCAAAGACCATGGAGGCTGACGAAAGGAAATGCAGAAATGAGAAACATGTCTAAGAAAACCTGGAAACTCCGGGTTTGGAATCACATGACCGAGATGCAGAAGCTTGATATTCTGCTGAAGCACGCTAAGGTTCCGCATACTTATGGACGCCGTTGGCCAGAGATGGACAGACCGGACAATCAGGAGTTTCTTCCTGGCGGACGGCATGATGGTGGTGAGCAAATTATTGCATATGATGCTGCTGGAAATCGTATCTGGGATGGCATTTGGGGTTGGGGTTCCTATGGCTTTGAGCAGGGGCTTATCGAAGTGATGGGTACGCAGCTGGTTGGCCATGATGAACTTGAGGGCTGGCTCACGGCTCGTCAGGTCACAAAGATGTGGAGGTGTAGAAATGCTGCGAAAAATCGTTGATTTCGTCAAAAAGATATTCTGGGCAGAGCCGATGGTTTCGACAGTCAACACGCTGAAAGATGCCATGCGGGAGCTTGAGGTGGCGCGGAATCACTTTGAGCACTGTGATCCGGAGTTTATCACGGCTGCTATCTTTGAGCTGAACGCTGCGGAGAGCCGTCTGGATGCTGCAAGGAGGTGTGCGGTATGCGCATAAAGAAAAGTCTCGGGGCCCGCATTGGTGACATCATGGGCCAGGTCCTGGCTCTGACCATGGTTATCTGCGCGTGGCTCATTGTCATTGCATTTACGCTGAAATGTCTCTGGTTTATCGTTTTTCGGTTTCTGGGGTGATCTGCATGATGTATGGTGATATTCGTTGGGTAGCCGACCTAGTAGATGCAGGAAAAATCACGGTTAACCAGGCAAGAGAGATAGTAAACGCCGAAACGATTGATATCTTATATGCAAATAATGAGCCGTGCATTATTCTTATTCGCAATGCCGGCGAACCAACGAAAGAGATCGGGCTATATTCTGAGGATTACGAAACTCATAAGCTGGAAATGGTAAAAGTTAACGCTACGCTGCAAGATGTAGTTGAGCGATGCGTTTACGGTGAAATCAGCTATCAGGATGCTCATCTATGGTGTTTGTTGAATGATATTCCGTTTCGCAAATTTGACCGACAGCTGTACTATGCACTGCGAGATCAAGGAAGAGATATTCCGGCAGAGCCTACGTATTGGTTGCACCGACTCGCTTTATTTTTTAAGCGGTGTTTTGATTGGTTGCTCAACTCGATTCTGGAGGTTTTTACATGAATGAGTCATTTGGCGCTTGTACTCAGTTAGCTGGAAAGTGCGCCGTTTGCCCTAAAGTATCTACCTGTGACCATAAAAGAATGGAGCATCTCGGTTTTATCATTCCAAGCCCAGATCTTAATGTCAGTATTGTTGTCGCAAAAGCCAACGGAAAGAACCTCAGTCAGCTTGAAATGTTGGACAGATTGATGAAAAGGAGAACTAATTATGAAAATCGTTGAACCTAAGTACGAAAAGAACCGTGGCCATATCGAGTGGCGGCGGGCATAAACTGGAGATTCTGCTTAACTCAATTTTGGAGGATTTTATATGAAGATGCACACATTTTGGTTTGAGTGCACGGACAATAGCGGTGGGCATCAGACCTTTGAAGTCAGGGCGACCGACAAGCAGGAGGCCATCAAGAAGGGCATGGCATTTGCAAAGAAGCACGCTTCGGGTGATATCTGCGGTGACTGGGAATGTAAGTTGAAGCGGGAGGATCTTTTATGAGATGCTGTCCGGTATGCTATTCAGAAGTGAAGCCTACTGTATACGAAACAGTGACCGCTAAGACAAGCCTGGAAATCAAGTATAAGATTCGGTGTTGGCATTGCGGATTTGGATGCGATAATGCAGGCAGCGTCATAGTGCAATATGATGAAGAAACAATGAACCCAATAGCAGATGATCATGACTTACGGACGCTTATTAGAGACTGGGATTCTATTTTGCGAGATCCCGAAAGAGAAAGGATTGCTAACATATGAAAATCGTTGAACCTAAGTACGAAATCCTCACTGATATTTCTGAGGGAGGCATCAAAGAACTGCAGCAGATCGAGCGGGTGGCCCGGGTCTGTTACAAGAGCGAGGACAAGATCACGCCGGATGGTGAGTCGGCAAAGAAACTGGTGGGCTTTCTGGTGAAGCAGGGGCATGAGGCTATGCTGGAGCATTCACAGCTGTCCGTGTTGTTTACCTGTGACCGTGGCGTGGCGAATGAGCTGGTGCGGCATCGTATTGCAAGCTTTGCGCAGGAGAGCACCCGGTACTGCAACTACTCGACGGAGAAGTTTGGCGGAGAGCTGAGCTTTATCCGGCCGTATTGGATGCGTTACGAAGATTACGGTGATGAAATCGAGGATGCTGATGGGAGCATTTGGTACTGGAGTTGTCAGAAAGCGGAGAATGATTATAAGGATCTCATCGAAAATGGCGAACGTCCCGAACAGGCTCGATGCGTGCTGCCTTTGTGCCTGAAGACCGAGATCGTGGTGACGGCCAACTACCGTGAGTGGCGCAACATCTTCAAGCTGCGTACTCCTGTGGCGGCCCATCCTCAGATGCGTGAACTGATGTGCCCGCTGCTGCGCGAACTGCAGAAGAAGATCCCGGTGGTGTTTGATGATATCCAGACACTCTGGCCGGCAGACGATCAGACTCGGAAAGGAAGCATGGTGAAGTGACCATGAAAGGAATCGATAAGAAATATATCGACGTGCTGCAACAGTTTGGCTTTCATTTATACACGACCGAAACCGGGTATAAACTGTGCTATAACCCAATAGGTGGAACATTCTCTGCAAATTTTAATGACGAGAATTTTGTAGAGAACCTAATCAACTTTGCAGAGACATTTGATCCGAGTACCTATGCCTCGGTTGAAATCGAGGGCCCCTGCTCGATCAAAGAGCTTGCCGAGACAGTTAAAAGTATGGAAAAAATTCAGATTCTCCTCCTGAAAGTAGCTCTTGCATTTATAAAGATCAATAAAGAAAGCATGGTGAACGAGAATGCAGCAGAAAACGTATGATTTTCTCGCTAAGTTGAAGGTTCCCATGCTGACCTTTGGTGGGGAACTGATTGGCGAAGCGGTGGAGCTTACGATGGAAGACCTGCGGCACCATCAGTTTATCTCGCTGGCGGATATCGAGAGCATGCTGGCGGATCGGTTTCATTGCAGTCCTGGTGCGGCGGATCGACGTTTGCGCAGGGCGATGAATATGACTGAGTTTCGAGCAGGCGAGTATCCGAATCCCGAGCTGGAGAAGCTGCGTGTTCAGTATCGGGTGGATGTATGGTCTGTGAAAAAATTTATTTACGCAGTAGCAAGGAGTTTGATGAAAAATGAGTAAGAATCGTATTGTTTGTCTGATTATGTGTCTGCTGATGCTGATGAGCTGCATTTGGCTTTGCGGCTGCAGCGAGGCTGATAAGGTAAATGCGAACATCTCGAAGCAGGCTGACTACTTTGAGACGGAGCGGAGGATCACGGTTTACAATGCTAGAACGGATAAGATCATTCTGGAAGCAGAAGGTCTTATGGCCATCAGCAACAATTCTGAAAACGAATTGGTGTGCACCGTGAAGACAGGGCCGAGTACATACAAGAAGAATTATATTTACCTGAACGACTACACGATGTATGTAGTGGAAGATATTACGGGCACGACCACTGATCCGTACCACTATAAAATGTACTTCCACACGGATGTTCTGCCGGATGTGGAAGTGAGGAGCTAATAATCAAGGGCCGTGGAAATTTCTGCGGCTCTTATTTTTATAACGACTAAGATATGATGTATATTTGGATACGTGCTCCCTAATAGGTTGACCTTTCGACTCCTACATGATATTCTTGACTCAACATTAAGGAGGTGCTGTTTATGGCACGGACGGTAAAATGCCCCAGTTGCGGCGGTGAGCTCACGGTAAAGGATGAGAACCGCGATTTTATGTTCTGCGAGTATTGTGGGACTAAGGTTATGCTCGATGATTACCGGGAGACTCATCGGTTCGTGGATGAAGCACGAATCCAGGAGTCTAAGGATGCCAAGGAGCTCGAACTGAAAAAGATGGAGTTTGAGGAGAGGAAGAGGCACGAAGAAAACGCCAATGCTTCTAAAACAATCAAAACTTGCTTAATCATTATAATCGTTTGCTTTGCGATTCTCATGATAGGCGGGCTTTTGGGCTTCTTCCATTAGAATTCGCGCTTTGTTCTTTTTGAACTAGCGCCCGCTTCTGCCCATTTTTATTTGCCGCTTTTTGTGAATTTTTGTGATAAAACGTTGAAAAGCATGAATTTCGTGGCCAAAAACCCACTTTGTGGCCAAAAATTTTTGAAAAAACGGCCACAATTTTTAACGTATCTACGTTAAAAATATGCAGTGTGGCCAAAAACCCACTTTTATTTCTTATTTAATGAAAAAAATGAAATTTTATATATAATAGATGAAGAGAAAAAATGGGCTTTTGGCCACAGCGAGTTTTGGCTTGAAATAGCGCATCGGGTGATGTATCATAGAACCACAGTGTATGAACGTAACGCTTCTGATTCTACGAGGTAAAGAGTATGGACTACATGGACGAGTTAGCTAAAAACTGGCGGGTACACGACTGTTCTTACGAGGGACGCGATGTTCTTCCAAATGGCGATGAAGTTTGGGTTTACAGCACATTGGCATTGGGTCTACCAGTTCTGTGGGTGAAACATCCGGATGGCTCTTTTGAATACCGTGTGATTCATACTCCGGGCTATGATCAACCCATAGGTGAACATTGGTGCTGTGATTGTCATTGCCAAATGGAACAGCACGGTGAGCTTTGGGTATGCCCCGAATGCGAGAGCGAAATCGAGGAGAGAGACATAGATATTGCATCTTCCCCAACAGAAGAAGCAAGCTATGCCGATGATTTTGAGCCTGAACCTGAATGGTTAGATGATTACTATGAAAACCCACATGTTCCGCATAATGAATGTGATTTTGATGGGTTCTAAGCACTAATACTGTAAACTGTAAAAGCCTCTGCGCTAATAACGCAGGGGCTTTTTCTTTGTCCATTTTTTCACAAAAATTCACACTTTTTCACAAAAACCCCCGCGATAAAAACATCCCCTTTTATGGGGGGAATAGAATGCGTCTTACGCACTATTCCTTTCATTTTGGAGGTTGTACTATGCTCGAAAACAAATTCAAGACAGGATTGGTAAAGGAACTGAAAGAACGCTTTCCTGGCTGCATGGTTGTTCATCTTGATCCAAACGAGATTCAGGGTATCCCGGATCTCTTGGTTCTGCATGAAGACACATGGGCTGCATTGGAAGGTAAAAAGTCAGCAAAAGCATCTCATCGCCCGAACCAGGACTATTATGTTCAGCAAATGAGCGAGATGAGCTTTGCAGCCTTTATCTATCCCGAAAACAAGGAGGAGATACTCAATGCAATGGAACGATCATTCGAGGCTCACAGGGCTGCACGCGTTTCTGGGAGCCAGTAAGTATTCGTGGCTAAACTACGATGTGCAGCGCCTGGTCGATGCATATCTGAATTTCCAGGCAAAAGAGCGTGGCACCAGGCTTCACGCATTTGCAGCGGAGTGTATTAGCCTGAACCAGAAGTTGCCCAAGAGCAAGAAGACGCTCAACGCATATGTAAACGATGCAATTGGATTCCGTATGACGCCAGAGCAGGTGCTGTACTATAGTGAAAACTGCTTTGGCACGGCAGATGCAATTGCGTTCAGCAATAATTTTCTTCGTATTCATGACTTAAAGACTGGAGCTGTTCCTGCACATATGGAGCAGCTCTTTATTTATGATGCTTTGTTCTGCATGGAATACCACATCAAGCCGAAAGATATTCAGATCGAAAATCGGATTTACCAGAACGATGATATTCTGGTAGAGACTCCCACTTTCGAGGAGATTGATCCCATTATCGAGAAAATCAAAGAGTTCGATGCCGTCATTGCAGAGTTGAAGTTAGGAGCCGTAGCATGAATACGATTGAAAAAGATATCCGCGCCTATTTCGGCATTTCGTCCAGCGAGAACATCCTGGAGCATTATGGCACCAAAAAGCACTCTGGTCGTTATCCTTGGGGCTCTGGCGATAATCCGTACCAGCATTCTGGTGATTTTCTGTCTCGTATTGAGACGTTGAAGAAAAAAGGACTGTCCGAAAAGGATATCATCAACGCCATAAACGACACGCTCCCCAAGGAATATCAGCTGAGCCCTACTGAGTTTCGTGTTGCGAGAAGTAAGGCCATCAGTTTGCGGAAGCAGTCTGAATATGAGCAGATTAAGGACCTGAAAGACAACAAGGGACTTGGTTGGACGGAGATTGCAAACCAACTCGGGATGAGTGAATCGAGCGTTCGGTCAAAATATGCCGGAAACATCGACAGAAAAGCCAAACGTGCTGAAAATATTGCCAATACCTTGAAAAAAGAAGTAGATAAAAAGGGTATGGTTGATATTTCCGAAGGTGCCAATCAGGTGCTTGGCGTGACAGAAACTGAACTTTCTAATGCTGCTTACACCTTGGAGGCAGAATACGGATACAAGCGCTATGGCGTTGGTATCCGGCAGCCGACCAATATTCACCAGCAAACGAATATCACGGTGCTGGCAAAGCCCGAGTTTGACCAGAAGTACGCTTATCAGCATCAGGAACAGATCGACTCTTTGGGCGACTATCACTCCGATGATGGTGGTGACACCTTTACGAAACTTCAGCGCCCGTCCAGCTTGGATTCCAGTCGTGTCGCCGTTCGCTATGGCGATGAGGGCGGTTTGGACAAAGACGGCGTGATGGAAATTCGTCGTGGCGTTCCCGACCTGGATCTCGGCAAAAGCCATTATGCGCAGGTTCGTATTTTGGTAGATGGAGACCATTATCTGAAAGGCATGGCCGTCTATTCGGATGATCTCCCTGATGGCGTGGATGTCATGTTCAACACCAATAAACCATCTGGCACGCCTAAGATGAAAGTCTTGAAAGAAGCAAAAGCTGACCCGGACAATCCGTTCGGTGCAGCCATTAAGGCGAATGGTCAGAGCATGTACATTGGTGCCGATGGTAAAGAGCATCTTTCTCCTATCAATAAGCTGAAAGAAGAGGGCGATTGGGATACTATGTCCCGAAATGTCTCTTCTCAGTTCCTGTCCAAGCAGCCAAAGAAGCTGATTGAGAACCAGCTGAAGCTTACGGTTGCGGACTATCAAGCGCAGTATGATGAAATCATGCACTATGATAACCCGACGGTCAAAAAGAAGCTGCTGAACGACTTTGCGGACACCTGTGAGGGCACGTCGATGACATTGAAAGCATCGGCATTCCCCGGGCAATCGACTAAGGTCATCCTGCCGATCAACAAGATCAAGGAGAACGAAGCTTACTGCCCGACTTATGAGAATGGCACTCAGCTTGCACTGATTCGTTATCCTCATGCAGGCACTTTTGAAATTCCTATTGTTACGGTAAACAATAAGAATCTGCATGGTAAGCGTAATCTTGGGCAGATCCAAGACGCAATCGGTATCAATGCAAAGGTTGCAGAGCGCCTGTCTGGTGCCGACTTCGACGGCGATACCGTTATGACAATCCCTATCAGCGATAAGGTGCCCATCAAATCTACGCGGCCGTTGGATGATCTGAAAGACTTTGACCCCAAGACTGCTTATGCTGTGCCCGAGGGCAACCCTAATCACGTGCGCCTTATGAAAAAAGAGGAAAAGCAGCGCGAGATGGGTGTGATCTCTAACCTCATTACGGATATGACGCTTCGAGGCGCAGATGAAAAAGAATTGGCTCGCGCCGTTAAGCACTCTATGGTCGTCATTGATGCCGAGAAGCACAAGCTGGACTACAAGCGCTCTGAGAAAGAGAATGGTATCCAGGAACTGAAAGAGAAGTGGCAGGTGCGCGTTGACGAGGATGGCAATACCAAGTATGGTGGCGCATCCACCCTGCTGTCCCGCCGTAAGCAGACGGTTCGTGTTCCCGAGCGTCGTGGCGGCGTCCGTGTTGACAAGGATACAGGCGAGTTTATTTACAAAGAGAGTGGACGAACCTTTACCGATCCTAAGACGGGTAAAGAACGTATCGCTGAGGATACGGTAAGCCTTATCTCTGAGACTAAGGATGCCCGCACTCTGTCTTCTGGCACGATCCAAGAGAACCTGTACGCAGACTTTTCCAATAAGCTCAAAGCCATGGCTAATCAGGCTCGCAAAGAGGCTGCTAACATGAAAGGCATCCAGCGGAACCCGGAAGCAGCCAAAACTTATGCTGCAGAAGTTGCTTCTTTGAAAGAAAAGTACAACAACATGGTAGCTAATAAACCTAAAGAGCGTAAGGCTATGCTGATTGCAAATGCCAACATCAAGGCTAAGATTCAGGAACAGGGACTTAACCCGACGATTGACAAGAAAGAAATCAAGAAGATTTCTTCTGTTGAAATGCAGCGTGCACGCGATTCCGTGGGAGCTAGTGGACGTAAGTCCAAGGTCACCTTTACGGATAAAGAATGGGAAGCTGTTCAGGCTGGTGCAATTTCGGACAATATGTTGACGAAGTTTCTTAATTCTTCTGATTCTGACGAAATTGTAAAACGTGCAATGCCGAAAACTGCAACTGTCATGTCTTCTGCAAAGATGAGCAAGGCAAAAGCGATGCTTCGCAGTGGTTACACCTATAAGGACATTGCACAGGCTTGTGGCGTTCCCGAATCCACTGTCTATAGCGCTCTGAACTAGTAAATTACGAACAAGAAAGGCTTAGAATTATGGTTCGATGCTTTCTGACTACGTTCGATAACCCATACAGTCCGTATGAGCAGTTTGAACAGTGGTATCAGTATGACACGGATCACGGTTATAACTCTTCTGGTCTGCTTATGCGCCTTGCACATACTTCTTCTCAGTTCACAGACAATGAAAATGCCTATGAAATTGAGAAAGCAATTGATCAGATCGTTGCTGCTGATCCGTTAAACGTTTACAAGAAGCTCAAAATCGAGATCAAAGACGATCCAACTCTGGCTGAAAGCGCGTAAACCATAGGGAGGGGGTCTCAAAAATGGCACTCCCTCTCAAATCGCGCCGGTCTTTGATATTTCCCCGGAGGGAAAATTGATATTTGGGCTTTAACAATAACAAAGAATATCGCCGAGGTGTGGAGTGCAGACCATGCTTCGGCGGTTTTTGCAAGGGCTCATGGGAGAAGACACCACCGTAGAAAAATGTTTCCTCCTATGACACGGGTTTCGGGTTCACCACATGATGTTCAACCTCCAAAATTGTACATCTTTCTTCTCCTTTCAAGAGCAGGCCACAGGTACTTTATGCGCCTCCCATGAACCCTTGCAAAAGCAAATACATTAACAAAAGAAAAGAGGACGGTAAGAATGCGGCCGAAGAAAAACGCGCCAGGGGAGATGGCTGCGGCTTCGGCCCGGCCTGCCTCGACCCCGGAAGCACAAGAACAATATATGATAAATCTTGCCATGACGCTGGTGGAAAAGCGGCTGCGGGAGGGAACTGCCTCCAGTGCAGAAACAACGCATTTTCTGAAACTGGCGACCATGAAAGCGGACCTTGAGAAAAAGAAACTGGAAGAAGAGAACAAGCTGCTGCGTGCCAAGACCGAGACATTGGAATCTGCCAAGGACAGCAAGGAAATGTATGAACACGTGCTGAAAGCTATGGCGAAATACAACGGCGTTGGAGAGGATGACGAATATGACATGGCGTGACTGGACTGGGCTTATTGGGCTGATTCTCGTTTTTCTAGGAAACCAGCTGTCGTTTCTTGAGAATGAATCAGTCGCGTACGCCGGCCGTTTTATGGTGATGGTTGCTTGCTTTGTTGTAGCAGTTGCCTGGCCGTATGGGGCAAGTGTATGAAAACTTACACCGAGCTCTGCCAACTGACGACATACGAGAAGCGGCTGGAATATTTGCAGCTGCATGGGGAAGTAGGGAGAGACACCTTTGGGTTTGACCGATGGTTGAACCAGGACTTCTACCAATCGAGAGAGTGGCGGCAGTTCCGGGACAGGATCATTGCACGGGACAATGGCTGCGACCTGGGATGCAAAGACCATCCCATCACAGACTGGGTGCTGCGGGATGGAAGACCCGTGCGGCCACGCATCAGCATCCACCATTTGAATCCGATCACGAAAGAAGACGTGATCCGGCACAGCGACAAACTGCTGGACCCGGAGAACGCCATCTGCGTTTCGGCGGCGACGCACAAGGCCATCCATTACGGGACTGTCAAGAAGCCACAGCTGCTAGATGGCGAACGAAAACCGGGCGATACCTGTCCGTGGAGGAAGTAATATGAACTGGACGAGTGCATGGATCAGTATGAAGCAGGGCCTGAAAGTAAGGCGGCACCACTGGAAAGGCTACTGGCGAATTGCCGGGGGAGAGCTTATTATCCACACGGCACAAGGAAATGACATTAACTTCCGAGAAGTGAGCGACTTTGGTATGAACCTGTGCCAGATGTGTTGCGATGACTGGGAAGTTGTGGAGGAAGAAAGATGTACTGCAGAAGAACCTTTGAGCCAAAAGAAGTAAAAGCCAGCAATGATCTGAGGGCCAAACTGACGGAAGCAGAAACGATGCTCTGCAAGATCGGGCCATGCAGAGAGCGCAGCCTGGCGCTGACGAAACTCGACGAGGCATTACTGTGGGCGAATGCGGCCATTGCAGAGACAGGAGTAGCGGACTACGAGCAATGAAAAACCGCCACGGCGGTTGTTTTGGGAGGAGAGAAATCAAAATGAGCGAGAGTATCCTGACCAGTGTGAAAAAGCTGCTGGGCGTGGCGGAAGAGTGCACGGACTTTGACCCGGACATTGTGATGTACCTGAACAGCGTGTTTCTGGTACTGACCCAGATGGGGGTAGGGCCCAAAGAGGGGTTCTTCATCACGGGAACCGGGGAGACGTGGGAACAGTTTCTGCCGGACCCGATAAAAGCGGCAGCCGTCAAGGCGTATGCAGCAGTAAAAGTGCGGTTGTTGGGCTTTGACGTGCCACAGAGCAGCACCACCATGGAAGCGCTGAAAAATACCGCCTCCGAGATGGAATGGCGGCTGAACGTGGAGCATGATAAGCCGGAGGAAAACGCATGAGTCTTCTGAAAGTCGTTCAGGAGTGGGCGATGGAGCACCAAAAGAAAGCAGAGCGCCCGGAAAACCCGTATGCGCTCTGCGAAAGTTGTGCCAAACACGGGGCCATGCGCTGCCCGAACAGCAGTTTGTGTTTAGCGTTGGAAAGCAAGCCGTATTATCAGGCAAAACGGTAAGGAGAAGAAAATATGGCACTCTCAAACACGGCCACGCCAATCTACTACGGCCGGTTTCGGGAGGCCGTGATGCGTGGCGAGATCCCGGTTTGTAGGGAAATCTCCATGGAGATGAACCGCATTGACGATCTCATTGCGAACCCCGGCATCTGGTACGACGACAAGGCAGTGAACGGCTTCATCGCGTTTTGTGAGGATGAACTGACCTTGACCGACGGCGGCGACGTGAAGATGCTGGACAGCTTTAAGCTATGGGCCGAAGAGATCTTTGGCTGGTATTACTTTGTGGAGCGCAGCGTGTTTGTGCCAAACCCCCACGGAGGCGGCGGGCACTACGAGACCAAGCGCATCAAAAAGCGGCTGATCCAGAAGCAGTACCTGATTATTACCCGCGCGGCCGCAAAGACCATGTACCTGGAATTTTTGCAGGCCTACTTCATGACCGTCAATACCATGACCACCCAGCAGCTGACGACGGCCCCGACTATGAAGCAGGCGGAAGAGGTGTTGGCCCCATTCCGCACGGCATTGGCCCGGGCAAAGGGACCTGTGCTGAAGTTTATGACCGAGGGCAGCATCCAGAACACCACGGGCGCCAAGGCAGACCGGGTGAAGATGGCCAGCACGAAAAAGGGCATTGAGAACTTTTTGACCAACAGCCTGCTGGAAGTGCGGCCCATGACCATTGAAAAGCTGCAGGGACGGCGTGACATGGTGTCGACCGTGGACGAGTGGCTGAGCTGCGACATCCGGGAAGACCCCATTGGTGCCATTGAGCAGGGCGCGGCCAAGAACGAGAATTACCTTATTGTGGCGGCTTCCTCCGAGGGCACCGTGCGCAACGGCTGCGGCGACGACATCAAAATGGAAGTGATGGAAATTCTGAAAGGGGATTACATCAACCCGCACGTATCCATCTGGTACTACAAGCTGGATTCCATTGAGGAAGTGGGCCAGCCGGAGATGTGGCTGAAAGCGAACCCGAACCTGGGCAAGACCGTGAGCTACGAAACCTACCAGCTGGACGTGGAGCGCGCCGAGAAATCGCCCAGTGCGCGGAATGATATTCTGGCCAAGCGGTTCAACCTGCCGATGGAGGGCTACACCTATTTCTTCCCTTACGAAGAAACGCTGTGCCACCGCCACCGGGATTACTGGCAGATGCCCTGCGCCATGGGGGCAGACCTTAGCATGGGCGACGACTTCTGTGCCTTTACATTCCTGTTCCCTCTGACGAATGGATATTTTGGCGTGAAGACTCGGGATTACATCACGAGCTATACCCTGAGCCAGCTGCCCGTGAGCCGGCGGCAGCAGTACGAGCAGTTTATGCAGGAGGGGACGCTGTTCGTGTTTGATGGGACAGTGCTGGACATGATGCAGGTGTACGACGACCTGGACAACTTCATCCAGCAGAACGAATACGATGTGCGGGCCTTTGGCTACGACCCCTACAATGCGAAAGAGTTTGTGGAGCGGTGGGGTATTGAGAATGGCACCTTTGGCATCACGAAAGTGATCCAGGGCGCCAAGACCGAGAGCGTTCCACTGGGAGAGCTGAAAAAACTGAGCGAACAGCGAAAGCTGATCTTTGACGAGCAGCTGATGCAATTTGCCATGGGCAACTGCATTACGCTGGTGGACACCAACGGCAACCGCAAGCTCTACAAACAGCGGCAGGATCAGAAGATCGACGCCGTGGCTGCCATGATGGACGCCTACGTGGCCTGGAAGCAGAACCGGGATGCGTTTGAATAAAACGGAACCGCCAGCGTATCACGAAACAGAACGTAGTACACTAGCGGTTTCTTGTTTTTAGATCTTTTGATAAACACTTCCGTCAGAACGGAGGTAGAGTTCAGATGGCTCGGAGGGCTTGTCCAGTGCTTCTTCAATAAACGCAAGAAGCGGAGTCTCCGATTGCGAATTCAGGGTGTCGTACAATTCCAGAACTTTATGTTCGCTCTGTGATACATCGCCTTTCAGCAGACCCTTTTTCTTACTTTCAAGGTCCTTGTTGATCCTGTCGGAGAATTTTGTTATGGCACTGATCATGCGGTTCTGCGTCAGTGCAAACAGAGGCTTTGCATCCGCGCTGATATTTGCAAGATAGGATTGGTTCCAGTTTTGCGAATAATACGCTTCCATGATCGTGCTGATCGCGTAAAGCTGCGAGGCGAGATCAATTCCTTGTTTGTTCTGCAATACAGTTTTTGCTTGATTTTCGTTGGACTTTGCAGCAGCAGAACTCTCCAGCTGTTCTGTGTAAAATTCTATGTCTGCAACCGCTTTGATTTTTGCTCGCTGAAGATTCCCGATCGTAGCCATGCGCTGCGGTTCACTGAGCATGATAGTTGCGTAATTTGCGAGCGCATATTTTACGAAGGTAAGCTCCGATAGCAGCTCAGTACGCTTGGATGCCTGAAGGAATGCCAGAAGGTCGTCCAGCTTCCGGTTGACCTCTGTCAGCTTGGAGCTGATATCTGTAAGAAAATACTGGCCGGTTGCAAAAGATGCTACACTGAACATCTGGAAGGCAGCAACTGCTGTGGGATTGACCTTATACAGAGATGCACTTCCGGCAAAACTGCCTGCTGCGTCTATCATTGTGGTGGACTGACCCCCCTGATGGAGATTCATTAAAGCCCCCTGAATGCCCTTCGGAAAATGGAGAACATACAGATTGGATGCCGTGTCAGCCACAAGCTGCGCAGGAACCAGCTGTAGAAGGGCGTTTGCTGTAATGCCAGCCTGCTCCGGAAATTTAATCTTCCGAAAGCGGGATGTATCGCCAAAATCAAAAGAAACATCGCTTGCGGTCACTTCGCAATTAAGGTTCTGCATGGAAAGCTGTTTGTCGTCCGCCATTGTGAGTCCTCCTCATGTTGATATGTTTATCATACAGCATAGGAAAGTAATTTGCAATAGAAAATCAAAAGGGGCAGAAATGTGGCGATGGAATGATGGTACAACGGAACTGTACCATTACGGAGTCAAATTTAGACATCATTCCGTAATACGGTACATCTGAACGCATCAGCTTAATTGCTGGTGCGTTTTTTGTTTGTGAGGAGGTGAACATTATGGTATACCGAGATGAACTTTATCATTGGGGCATCAAGGGCATGAAATGGGGCGTGCGTCGATATCAGAATAAAGACGGAACCCTAACCGAGGAAGGTAAGAAGCGGTACGCGCATGACCATGAAGATTACACTAGAGCTCATACGAAGAAAAGTGTCAGGGAGATGAGCGACAGTGAACTGAATGCTCGAATCAATCGCTTACAGAAAGAGCAACAGTATGAACGGCTTACTACTTCTCCTAGCAAGCTACAGAAAGCAATTAAAATTGCCGGAGCAACTGCCACGGCGCTTGGGACCATTACAACGCTTTATAATAATGGTTCTAACGTGATGAAGCTCGGTAAGAGCATTGTTGAATCTGGAGAGTTTAAGAACGCTGTTGTTGGAGGCGCGCTGGCTGCAACAATGAAGGTACATGGTGCGTAAGGAGGAAAAATGAAAGTTTACAATGACGAACTTTACCATTGGGGCGTTAAGGGCATGAAATGGGGTGTTCGCAGGTATCAGAACCCGGATGGTACGCTGACTGCTGCAGGAAAGAAACGATATGGTGACCCTGATCGAAAACTCACCAGCTACCAAAAAACAATGTACCGCATTGACTACGGTGCCAAGGGTGTAAAACGAATCGAAAAAGATTACTCCAAAGGAATGGACAAAAAGACCGCCGTTGAGCGAGAGAAAAAGCGCATTGCGCACGGAAAAGCCATTTCAAGAGCGCTATATGGCATGTATGCTGCGGATTTCTTAACTGGACGACAAGTAAGTACAGCTGCTAAAAATGCGGCCAAAGTTGCAGTAGCAAGAGCTCTTACGAATTTGGCGGCGGAGAGAGCATACAAGAATGACACGAAAGGACGTATGTACGCGCAGTATGCCGAAGTGTAAGTCTGGAGGAAAATCAAAATGACATCACAGACCTTTGGCTCCAGACTGCGACACGCCTGGAATGCATTTTTGAACCGGGACTCTCCCGGGAAAAGCTATTATGGCGGCGGGTACAGCTACCGGCCCGACCGGGTACGGTTGAACCGCGGGAATGACCGCACCATCCTGACCGCCATCCTTAGCCGCATTGCGATGGATGCGGCTTCCATTACCATCAATCACGTAAGGCTCGATGAAAACGGACGCTACAGCGAAACCGTTGATTCGGGCCTTAATTCTTGCCTGAACCTCTCCGCCAACAAAGACCAGACTGGACGGGCGCTGCGGTACGATATGTTCCTCTCGGTGCTTGACGAGGGCGTGATCGCGCTGGTTCCCGTGGACGTGGACGTGGATGCACGGACAGGCGAGGAAAGCATTGAATCCATGCGGGTGGGCAAGGTGAAGGAATGGTACCCGGACGATGTGCGGCTGGAACTGTACAACGACCGAACGGGCCAGCGGGAGGAGATCACCCTGCCGAAAAGCCGGGTAGCCCTGATCGAGAATCCATTCTACGCCGTGATGAACGAGCCCAACGGCACCATCCAGCGGCTCATCCGCAAGCTGAACCTGATGGATATCATCGACGAACAGGTGGGCAGTGGCAAGCTGGATCTGATCATCCAACTGCCCTATGTGGTGAAGAGCGAGGCCCGGAAACAGCAGGCCCTGCAGCGCCGCAAGGAAGTGGAAGACCAGCTGGCAGGCTCGAAATACGGCATCGCCTACACCGATGGCACGGAACACATTACGCAGTTGAATCGCTCACTCGAAAACAACCTTCTGAAAAGTGTGGAATACCTGACGAACATGGCACACAGTCAGTTGGGAATCACGCCGGAGATCATGAACGGTACTGCAGACGACAAGGTGATGACCAACTACGAAAACCGTACCATCGAGCCTTTGGTGGCGGCTGCCGTGGACGAGATGAGACGAAAGTTTCTGACCAAAGAACAGCGGGAAGAGGACCGGGAGAGCATCCTGTTCTTCCGCGACCCGTTCAAGCTGGCACCTGTTTCCATGGTGGCGGAGATGGCCGACAAGTTTACCCGTAACGAGATCATGACGAGCAACGAGTTCCGACAGGTGATCGGGATGAAACCCTCGAAGGACCCGAAGGCGGACGAGCTGCGAAACTCGAACATTTCGGCCTCCAAAGAAGAAATTGCGGCCCAGAACCAGACCATCGTGAATGGGAAAGAGGCCATAGAAAGGAGCTTTGCAAATCAAAATGGCTAAATTCGACTACGATTGCAGCGGCTGGGCGACCAAAGCGAACACCCGCTGCTACGACGGGCTGACCATTGCGCAGGACGCATTTAAAGAGTGCGACGGCCGCGTGGTGCCGATGGTGTACAACCACGACCACGGCGACATCGGCAACGTGATCGGCCACTGCCTGCTGGAAAACCGCCCCGGCGGCGTGTACTGCTACGCCAAGTTCAACGACACGGACACCGGCCGGACGGCCCGAAAGTGCGTGGAAAGCGGCGACCTGAACGCGTTTTCCATTTTTGCAAACGGCCTGCAGAAGGTGGGCAAGACCGTAAAGCACGGCTTTATCCGGGAGGTGAGCCTGGTGCTGGCGGGCTGCAACCCCGGAGCCCTGATTGACGAGGTAATCAAGCACAGCGCCGATGAGGACTACGAGGGCGGCGAAGCGTTTATCTACAACGACCCGGGCCTGAGCCTGACCCACGGCATGGACCCGAACGGAAACCCGCTGGAGGAGCTGGAACACAGCGCCGATGGCGGCAAAACACAGGAGGAGGCTAAAATGGCTGACGAAAAGAACTCAAATAAGGAAGAGACCGTTGAGGATGTGTTTAACACCCTGACAGAGAAGCAGAAAAATGTCGTGTATGCAATCATTGGCTCTACTATGCCCGATAAAGACAACGGTGAGGAGGATGAAACCGTGAAGCAGAATGTTTTTGACAAGGACACCCATGAGACTGTGCTGAAGCACAGCATCGACGAGATCAACGGCATCGTGAAGACGGCAAAGAGCCACGGCACCATGAAGCAGGCCTTTGAGGATGCCATGGATGCGGACGAGCTGGCCCACAGCATCGACAATGTGGAGTGGCTGTTCCCCGAGGACCACGTGCTGGACACCCCGCCCAAGATCATTGACCGGGACCAGACCTGGGTGGGCATCGTGATGGGCGGCGTACACCACATCCCCTTCAGCCGCTTCAAGAGCCAGTTCGCCGACCTGACCGAGGATGATGCCCGGGCCAAGGGTTACATCAAGGGCAACTTTAAGAAGGAGCAGGTGTTTGGCCTGCTGCGCCGCTCCACCAGCCCCACCACCGTGTACAAGAAGCAGAAGATGGATCGCGATGACGTGATCGACATCACCAGCTTTGATGTGGTGGCATGGCTGAAGCAGGAGATGCGCGCCAAGCTGAATGAGGAGATCGCACTGGCCATCCTGTTTGGCGACGGCCGCCCCGCTGCCAGCGAGGACAAGATCGACGAGAACTGCATCCGCCCCATCTACAACGACCAGGATCTGTTTACCATCAAGACCCAGGTGCCCGCCACCGGCAAGACCGTGGAAGAGAAGTATAAGGAGCTGATCAAGGCCGTGCTCCGCTCCCGCAAGGAATACAAGGGAAGCGGCACCCCCACTGCCTTTATGAGCGAGGACGCCCTGACCGAGATGCTGCTGCTGGAGGACACCATCGGCCACCCGCTGTATGCAGACGAGGCTGCACTGGCCCGGAAGCTGCGCGTGGCAAAGATCGTGACCGTGCCCCGCATGGAGGGTATGAAAGGCGCCAAGGGCGGCGACCTGGCCTGCCTGATCGTGAACCTGGCTGACTACACCGTGGGTGCCGACAAGGGCGGCGCTGTGAGCATGTTCGACGATTTCGACATCGACTTCAACGCCATGAAGTACCTGATCGAGACCCGCTGCTCCGGCGCACTGACCACCCCCTACAGCGCCATTGCCGTGGAGTTTGCGGCCTGATGACGGAAAGGAGAACCAGAAATGCTGAAGAAAATGTACGAGACCGGCTATGACCTGCACGTGGCAAACTACGTTGCCTACCTGCACACCGACAAGGCCCTGTATGAGGACGAGGCACACAAGACCAAAGCCAAGAAAGCGGACGTGGAGAAGGCCTTTAAGCTGGGCCGTCTGCTGGTTGTGGCTGCCGATAAGACCTACCTGCCCATTGCCCTGCTGGCAGCCGGTGTTGTGGTGACCGACGGCACCACCGCCACCACCTGCACGGCTGTGGCAGACGAGGGCTGATTTGGTTGGTCCTGTGGTTAGTAGCAACTAATCAAAATGGAGGAACAAACCGATGAAATGGAGCGGGAAGATCGGGTTTGCGGAGGACACGGACGAATCGGCCCCCAGCGTATTTGCAGAGCGAATCGTAGAGCGGAGCTATTACGGCGACGTGCTGGAGTTTGGGCGGCAGATGCAGGGGAGCGACCAGGTCAACGAAGACATCCAGCTTGGAAACCAGCTGAGTGTAGTGGCCGACCCCTTTGCATCGGCGAACCTCTACAACCTGCGGTATGCAACATTCATGGGCCAGCGGTGGAAAGTGAGCGCTGTGAAGGTGCAGCTGCCCCGACTGGTGCTGACGTTGGGAGGGCTCTGGAATGGAAACACGCCGGAATCTTGACACGAAACTGCGTGAAGTGCTGCAGGAGGCGACCGGGAAAGAGAACCTTTATTTCCAGCCGCCTGCCGGTTACAAGCTGAAATACCCCTGCATCGTGTACAGTGAAAGCCGGCGGCAGAACCGCCACGCAAACGACGGAGTGTACGCACAGCACCTGTTTTACACGGTGACCGTGATCGACTCCGACCCGGACTCGAAACTGAAAGCGGCCGTAAGCGTATTGCCGAAATGCGCCTACGACCGCTCTTTTGTTTCGGACAATTTATACCACACCACTTTTACCATTTACCAATAAGGAGGAATACCATGGCAAGACTGATTTGGGATGCCGTAGGCGAGAAGATCTACGAAATGGGCACCAAGATGGGCGTGCTCTACCCCATGAACAACGAGGGCAGCTACGACAATGGCGTGGCCTGGAATGGCCTGACCGCTGTGACCGAGAGCCCCTCCGGCGCGGAGGAGACCAAGCTCTACGCCGACGACATCAAGTATGCAAGCCTGCGCTCTGCCGAGGAGTACGCCTACACCATTGAGGCTTACACCTACCCCGAGGAGTGGGAGCCCTGCGACGGCTCTGCCCACGTGGCAGCCGGCGTGACCATCGGCCAGCAGAAGCGCAAGGCATTCGGCTTCAGCTGGGTGACCACCAAGGGCAACGACGTTTCCGACGAGGTGGGCCAGAAGATCCACGTGGCCTGGAACAGCACCGCTTCGCCCTCTGAGAAGAGCTATGCGACCATCAACGACAGCCCGGACGCCATCACCTTTAGCTGGGAGTGCAGTGCATCCCCCGTGAACGTGACTGGCTACCGCCCCAGCTGCCACATGGAAATCGACTGCTCCAAGCTGAAAGAGAAGACCGTGAAGGCCATCGAGGACAAGCTCTGGGGCACCGAGACCGCCGACGCCACCCTGCCTATCCCGGACGAGCTGATCCAGCTGATCACTACCAGCGAGGCAGCTGAGTAAACCTCTTATCGAAAAAGGAGAAGAAACTATGTACAAGAAAACGATGGAGACCATCGACTTTGGCGGCACCAAGCGTGTGGAGGACTATTACTTTAACCTGACGGCAGCCGAGCTGATGGAGATGCAGCTTTCCACCGAGGGCGGCTTTAAGGAAATGATCGAGCGGATCGTGAACGCCCAGAACCAGACCGAGATGACCGAGCTCTTTAAGAAAATGATCTGCAAGAGCTACGGTGTGCTGAGCCCGGACGGCCGGAAGTTCATCAAGAACCAGGCGGTGCTGGAGGATTTCCTGGCCACGCAGGCCTACAGCGACCTGTATATGGAAATGCTGACCAACACTGAGGCCGCTACCGAGTTCTTCAACAACGTGATCCCCCAGGATCTGGAGAAGAAGGCCGCTGCTGCCCAGTCCGCACAGCCGGGCCTGAGTATTGTGGACGCTGCAAAGCCCGTGCTTGATGCAGCCCGCGCAGACGGAAACCTGTAAGTACGAAACCTGACGCCCACGGAGGGCGCCTATTTAACACCCCAGGGAGGGAAGAGAAATGCTGGTACTGAAAATTCCTGCACGACAGGTATGGGACCCAAACCGGGAGGAGTTCCTGTATATCCGGGAAACGACTCTGCGGCTGGAGCACTCTCTGCTCTCCCTGGCTAAATGGGAAAGCAAGTGGCATATCCCGTTTTTCTCGTCCGGCGGCAGCATGAGCCGCGAACAGCAGTTGGATTATTTGCGCTGCATGACACTGGACAAGGGCGTTGACCCGAAGGTGTACCAGTTTTTGACGAGAGAACAGCTGAATGCCATTAACACATATATGGACGACCCCATGACCGCGACCTGGTTTCATGGGGAGCCAAAACCGAACGAGCCAAGAGACCCGGCAAAAAGACCTCGGCAGAAAGCACCGCCGCGAAGAAGCGGAACGGTGACGACGGCCGAGGTTTTGTATTGCCAGATGTTCCAGCTGGGCATCTCGAAAGAGTGCGAAAAATGGCACTTGAACCGACTTTTGACGCTGCTGCGGGTGTGCAGCGAAGCCCAGACACCGCCCAAGAAGATGAGCCGTGGCGAGGCAATGGCCCAGCAGCGGGCTCTGAACGCCCAGCGAAAGGCAAAACTGCATACGAGGGGATAATTTTTCAAAATGCCGAAGATCATCGTATTCAAGCAGAAAGGCAACTTTAAGAAGACACGAAAATTTTTGAAGCGATGCTCGAACTTACAGCTGGACGATCTTTTGGACCAGTACGGGAAAGAGGGCGTGGAGGCACTGGCACGGGCCACGCCGAAAGATACAGGTAAGACCGCTGCCAGCTGGAGCTATGCCGTGCACAAGAGCGACGGACGGATCACCATTACGTGGTCCAACTCCAACATTGTGGACGGCGTGCCCATTGCAGTGATCCTGCAATATGGCCACGGTACCCGGAACGGCGGGTATGTAGAGGGCGTGGATTACATCAACCCGGCCATGCGGCCGATATTTGAACGAATTGCACAGCGGGCTTGGGGCGAGGTGAGGACCGAATGAGCCGGGAAGTAGACCAGCGCGTTGTTGAGATGCAATTCAACAATGCGGACTTTGAGAAAAACACAAAGAAGACCATTGGCCTGATCGACAAGCTGATGGAAAAGCTCCAGTTCAAAGGGGCCGAAAAGGGCTTTGAAAAGCTGGACGCCGCTGCGGAAAAAGTAGACTTTGATACCATGTCCCGCTCGCTGGACGACTTGCAGAGCAAGTTTTCGGCGCTGGACATCATAGCTGCCACAGCACTGGTAAACATTACCAACAAGGCCGTGAACGCAGGCGAGAAACTGGTAAAAAGCCTCTCAGTAGACCAGATCGCCAGCGGATGGGGCAAGTACACGGAGAAGACCTCCAACGTACAGACCATCATGAACGCCACCGGCAAGAGCATCGACCAGGTGAACGGCTACCTGAATAAGCTGATGTGGTACTCGGATGAAACGAGCTATAGTTTCAACGAGATGACCAGCGCTTTGAGCCAGATGACAGCAGCGGGCGGCAACATTGACAAGATGATCCACATGATCATGGGCATCGCCAATGCCACCGCAGATGCTGGTAAGACGGGATTTGCTTTCCAGAGCACCATCCGCAACCTGACCCAGAGCTACAGTGCAGGCCATCTGCAATTGCAGGATTGGAAGAGCCTGAACTTGATGGGTACCGCCACGAAAGCTCTGAAGCAGGAGCTGATCGACACGGCGGTGGAACTGGGCAAGATCAAAGAAGGCGATGTGACCATTGCCAGCTTTGAATCAAGCCTTTCCGACAAGTGGGCCGACACCCAGGTGATGGAAAAGACCTTTGAAAAGTACGCATCCATGATGACGGCTGCCTATGACATGGTGCAGCAGACCCCGGGGCTTACCACTTCTGAAGCGCTGGAAAAATTGAGTGGACAGTACGGTGAGTTGGCAGAGCGTGCGGCGCTTGCAGCCCAGCAGGCAACGAGCTTTGCCCAGGCAATTGACTCCACGAAGGACGCGGTAAGTTCTTCCTGGATGAAAGTGTTTGAGACTCTCTTTGGCAACAAGGAAGAGGCTACCGAGACCTGGACGGAACTTTCGGAGCGGCTTTACGATATTTTCGTGCCCAGTATTGAGGCCCTAAATGGTCGCTTAAAACAGGGGTTGAATTCTGGCTGGCAGCAACTGCGTGATATGATGGGCGACGGAATGGACGCCTATGAGTATACCCTGCAGAAAATGGCGTTAGCAAGCGGAGAACTAACGGACGAGCAGATTGAAGAAGCTGGAGGATTTGATAAGGCTCTGCAAAAAAATGGAGTCAGCGCAGAACTACTGGTCGCGAGTTTGCGACGAACAGAAGCTGAACTGAAAAACCTCCAGGGGATGAGCGACCAGCAGCTAGACGCACTGGGTTTTGACCGTGACACGGTTGAAAAGCAGGTGGAATTGTTTGAACAGCTCGACGAAAAAGTGCAAAATGGGACCATCCAGCTGGGAGAGTTTTCCAAGAAAATGGGAGAGGTCTCGGGTCGGGAGCATCTCGTTCAGGCACTATGGAACGTGTGGGACGGCATTGCCAGCGTGATGGCCCCGGTGAAAAAGGGCTTTGATGCCATTTTTAAGGGTATGAGCGGAACTCAGGTGTACCAGTTTGCAGAGAAGCTGGATACCATGACAGCAAAACTGACCCTGAGCAAAGAGACGACAGATAAGCTGTACCGGACGTTCAAAGGCTTATTCAGCGTGCTGGGGCTGGGAAAAGATATTCTACTGACAGTGGTGGAGTATCTTGGAAAAGCGGTTACTGCGGTGCTTCCGCTTGGAAACGGTATCCTGAGCGTGACCGCCGCCATCGGAGATGCGCTGACCGAGTTTACCAAGGCAACAAAAAAGAGTAAGGCATTAAAAACCGTTCTGGATGGACTGAACTGGGGAATCAATGAGATTACTGGAGCCTTTGAGACATTTTCAGATATTTTGGAGAAAGTCTCCGGCAACGTTTCCGTTGTATTTCATTCGTTGGAGACGCTTGGAAATGCCTTGACAACTTTTATCAGCACCATTGCTCCTGGGCTTTACAAGTTTGGGAAGACGGCGGACGTCACATTCAAAGAATTTGGCGAGGGCGCTGTGGCAGCTTTCAACAGCCTCGATATGGACAAGGTAACCCAGTTCCTGAGCACAGGACTGCTGGCAGGGGTGTTGACCGGGTTGAGAGGATTCCTGAAAACACTGAAAGGTGTAACAGGAGATGTGGGTGATATTATCGGCAGCCTGAAAGAGACACTGGGTTCTCTTGGGAGTGCCGTAGATGCATGGCGTGAAGGCAAAAAAGCGGAGACTCTGATGACCATTGCGAAAGCTGTGGCTATCATGGCTGGCTCTCTGACGGTGTTATCCCTCATTAAGCCCGAGCGGCTGGCCTCTGCTATCGGCGGGCTGACCATGATATTTGGTGAGCTCGTTGGCTCGTTTTACGCCATCCAGAAGCTGCTTGGAACCGTAAAAGCCGGAAAGCTGAATGGTATTGCGCTTGCCATGGCGAGTGTTTCGGCTGCTGTACTGATTCTGTCCAGTGCTGTCAAGAAACTTTGTGGGCTGGATATGGCAAGCCTTGCGAAGGGTTTGATTGGCGTTGGTGCCCTGTTGGCAGAACTCGTGGTGGCTGCTACGCTGCTCTCCAACGGAACAGAGCGTTTTACAAAAGGTGCGCTGGGAATGATTGCCTTTGCGGAGGCCATCAATATTCTGGCAAATGCTGTCGGGAAACTCGGCAACCTGAAAACGGAAGAGCTGATCAAGGGACTCGCAGGTGTGGGGGTGCTGCTTGCAGAAATAACTGCGTTCAGTAAGTTGGCGACTTTAGGTAACATTGGCATCCGAACTGGGGCTGGTATGGTACTGCTGGCAAGTTCCCTTTTGATCCTGCAGAAAGCCGTTGCCGGATTTGGCGGGATGAAGTGGGATGAGATCGGAAAAGGACTGATTGCGGTTGGTGGAGCCCTTGCTGAATTTGCTGCTTTTGGATTTGGGGCTTCTTTCTCGAAGCACGTCATTTCCAGTGCAGTGGCCGTGGGCATCCTTTCCGGGAGCATGAATCTGCTGGCCAGTGCCATGACCACTATGGGGGCCCTTGACTGGGAGAGCATCGGGAAAGCACTGGCCGCGATGGGCGGTGCGCTGACCGAATTTACTATTGCCCTGAATCTGACGAAAGGTACTTTGGGCGCTGCCGTATCTCTGACGTTAATGGCAGCAGCTATCAATCTACTGGTACCTGCCTTGACTGGACTTGGTAGTCTGAGCCTTGCGGAGATTGGTAAAGGTCTGCTGGCAATCGCCGGAGCTTTTGCTGTGGTTGGTGCTGCTGCGATGATTTTGACTCCTGTTGCACCCGCGATTGTTGCGCTGAGTGTTGCCATGGGAGCATTGGCCGCTGGTCTGGGTGCATTGATGGCCATGGCTTCAGCTTCGCAGTTCATCGGTAATTTGGCAAGCAGTCTGAGTATGCTAAATGGCCTGAATTTCCAAGTAGCATTGAATGGGCTGAAAAGCCTGGCCTGGCTGTTGGTTGAGTTTGTGGCGGGTATCTTCAAGGGCTTAGCAGCTATTGCGGAAAGTCTTGTTACTTCCATTGCAACCATCATCAAATCCATATGCGACGCCATCGTTCTTGCAGCACCATCCATTGGAAATGCTATTTCGACGCTAATCGTAACTTTATGTGGTGTGATCCAGCAAACGGCTCCGACAATTGCGGATACAGCAGTTGCAGTGATCGAAGCTATCGCCTCGGCGCTATGCACATTATTGGGCGATTTGTTCACCAAACTTTCTCCCGGACTAGAAAAGTTCTGGAATGACATAGTTGTGTGGATTACTTCAAAATGGGAAGCTCTAAAGAGTTTGATTGCTGGGTTCTTCGGGCCGATTGGAGAATTCTTTGCCGGGTTGCCTGGCTGGGCCTCTAATGTTGGAAAAGCAGGAGGTGAATTGGTTGATTCCTGGAATTCTGTGTGGAGCGACTCTACCAGTGCAGAGGACGCTTCTGTAGCGGGAGAACAGGTTGCTGAGGGATATGCGAACGGCATCGAAAATGGGAAGAAATCTGTAACCGACCGCATTGCCGAAGTAGCGCAGGCTGCCGCGAATGCCTGGAATACGTTCTGGGGAATTGCTTCTCCGAGCAAAGAAGCAACGGAAAGCGGCGATTACATTGGTCAGGGATATGCAAATGGCATCTGGGGGAGTCTTGGCGGGGTAGAGGCCGCGATGCTGGGCCTTGCCGATGGAGTCCACAGCGTTTTTACAGACTACTGGCAGATTCACTCGCCTAGTAAGACCGCAGAAGAGGACGCAGGGTATATCCCGGACGGTTTCCGACGTGCATTGGAAGACAGCCAGAAGCAGCAAGAATTAGAGGATGCTTCCTATGCTATGGCGAAAAAACTGGAAGAGGGTGCCTCAAAGGGATTAGACGAAGCAGCGACAACTGTTTCTGAGAAAGTAAATCATATTTATGGTCTGCTGGGTGGTGAAAAATGGGATGCCGCTCAAGCTGGACAAAATGTGAAAAACGGATTGTCGAAGCTAGCAGGCGGAATTACCAGTAATGGTGCTCTGCCCGGCGTAAATGCACAGGGTAGCAGCTGGGCAGATGGTGCCGATTTCCTGAAACAAGCGCAGGATACCGTAACAGCCGCCTCGGCTGCTGCTGGCAAAAAAACCAAGGGCGGCTCCAAAACCAAAACCAAGGGCAAGACGGCTGCAGAGCAGATGGCCGAGGAGTACACCAAAAAGCTGAAGGCCAACAAGTATTTGCAGGATGCCCTCTCGAAAGAGACGACCCTGTGGAACCTGACCAATGAGGACGCCGTAACGAACGAGGAGCTCATTGCCAAGCGCACCGAAACGGTGGCGAAGAGCATTGAACTGCAGACTGACCGGGTGGCCATTGCACAGGAGCAGTACGATAAGCTCTTGGCCAAAGCCGGAAAGGACAACGACAAGACCAAAGACGCTTACGCCACCTTGCTGGACGAGCAGGCGTCCTTGGAAAAACTGAAAGCCAGCCGCTACGACGACATCTGGGAAGATGTGCTGAAGCGGTATGAAAACGACTCCAAGACCGCCGAAGACGAATACAACCTGTGGGCCTCCCTCTACGAAGACACTGCCTCGGTGACCGAAGCGGCGAACAAGAAGATGGAGCAGATCAACAAAAAGATCGCTTCACAGGCAAAAGTAGTGACGGCAGCGGAGGAGGAGTACACCCAGCTGAAAGCGGAATTTGGCGAGCAGAGCCAGAAGACGCAGGAAGCTTACCGCAAGTATCTGGAAGAGCAGAAGGACCAGCAGGACCTCATCAACGAGCTGGAAAAGGCCCAGCTGGAGCAGTTTGACAACCAGATCGCCCGATATCAGAGAGAAGCCAAGATCGTGCAGAACCGGCAGCAGATGCTGGCGAAGATCTATAACGACGGCGACCTCTCGGGCCGGGAAGACGCCTACACCAGCGCTGTGGAGAAATACGGCGAAGGCTCGAAACAGGCACGGCAAGCCGCGCTGCAGGGGACTATGAGCTCCCTCATCAGCGTGGGGACCGCCATGACCAACATGAGCTCGTCCCTCAAGCAGCTGACCGAGTACCAGAAGACATACGACTACTATGTGGCCAAGGGCGAACAGAACAGCGACGATGCGCTGGATGCGCTCTCGGCTTTACAGAGCGAACAGTACAACTTTGTGGGCTTTGCGGAAAACCTGGCCGACGCCTTTGACATGACCGACAACGGCAAGAAAGCCATGATGCAGCTGGGATACACCATCTCCAAGAACTGGAAGCCCATCCAAAACGGCTTCAACAAAGTATGGAGCCGGGCGCAGCAGAACTTCCCCGAGACGGCGAAGAAGCTGACTGCCACCCTGAACCTTGCTATGAGCGAGGGCGCAGCGGAGACGGCATCCAGCTTTATGCAGACCATTGTGGCGGCCATGAGCGGGGACTACGCCACGGCCATCGTCTCCGGCCTGAACACGGTGCTGAGCTTCATGAACACCGAGTTTGGCAAGGCCGTGCTGCAGGGGCTGGCAGGCGTTTTCGCAAAAGCGATGACAGGGCTTTCCACGGGCGGATTTATCACGAAGCTGCTGGGAAAACTGTTTGGCTCCAAGGGCGTGGCGTCTGCCGTGGCACAGACCGCACAGGTGGCTGCGCAAACGGCGCAGATCGCCCAGAGCACGGGCGAAACGGCAGCGGCTGTGACAAACGCGGTTGCCCAGACGGCGCAGGTAGCCAAAGGCGGCGGATTCCTTGCCAAGATCCTCGGGTTCCTCGGGAAAGCTGGTACGGCCGCCAAGGTCGGGCTTGGAAAAGCCGTAGGCCTTGTGGGAGCAAAGTTTGCGGCGCTGACTGCCACCGGCGGGCCCCTTGCAGGCATTGCAGCTGCACTGAGCAGCACCGGCCCGATCGGCATTGCCGTGGCGGCACTGATCGCAGGCGGCGGACTCGTGATCGCCAACTGGAGCAAGGTGAAACAGTGGTTCTCGAACTTCGGCAGCTGGATGAAGGACAAGTTCTCCAAACTATGGAGCGGAGCCAAGGGACTCATCTCCGGTGCTGTGGGCGTGGGCAAGAACATCCTGGGCGGCCTGTGGAAGGGCGTGAAGACCGTGGCAGGCGGCTTATGGAACGGCATCAAGAGCATCGGCAAGGGGATCATCAACGGCTTCAAATCGCTGTTTGGCATTCACTCGCCCTCGACAGTGTTTGCCGAGATCGGCCAGTACATGATGCTGGGACTTCAAAATGGCATCAGCAGCAACGCGCAGGGCGTGAACCGCACGCTGGAGGACGTCTCGAAAGGGGCCCTCGATGTGGCCATGGACTGCTCCAAGCGGCTGCTGGCAGCCACCGACGAAGCCATGGAATACCAGCCCACCATCCAGCCGCTGGTAGACCTTTCCAACGTGCAGGCGGGCGCAGCATGGCTGGACGAGAACCTCTCGGACGGGGTACGGCGGGTAGGCTTTGAACTGGACCGCAGTACCCAGCTGGCCGACATCGTTTCCCGCCGCGACGAAGCCCGGAAAGCGGCGCTCTGGCAGAAAGACGAACCAAAAACCGAAGAAATGTCCAACAAGGACATCGTGGAGGCCATCGGGACGCTGGGCGGGCGTATTGACAGCGTGGCGGAGGCCGTGAGCCGGATGAAGCTGAGCATCAACGGCAAGAAGTTTGTGGGCGGCATCATCAACGATGTGGACGAGGGGTTGGGGAAGATCGCCAGCAGGAACAGGAGATGACGCTATGATCGTCAACGGATTAACCCATTTGGGCGAGACCGAGATCGGCCGGCACGAGCTGAGTTTCCAGGGCGTGGACCTGCGGGGAAACATCATCCCGGGGAGCGTGCTCTGGACGACGGAGCTTGGACTCATCCCGGCAGGGCCTCTAACCATTGCCCCTTTTGAGGAGGCGACCCAGTTTGATGACGTTCCCTCCTACCACGGGCAGCTGGAAAACGCCTTATACGCGGAAGCCCACACCTACTCGAACAGTACGGGAAGCTGGGACTTCTATTTTACGCACGACGGCAAGAACCGCTCCCCATGGGACCAGTGCGCGGCAAGCGGCTGTGTAGGGGGAGAGGCCATTGCCACCGAATACGGGCAGGGCATCTATCATCTGGAATACAGCCAGAAAGCGCTGGAGAACTACCCGGGCTGGTATGTGCGGGCCTGGACGTTCTCGGGCGAGATGCGCAAGCTCATGAGCATGTTACAGGGACGGCGGGTACAGGTGACCATGCCGGACGAAAAGACTTACCGCGGCAGATGCTGGGTAAGCAAGTTTGACACCGACGACAGCGGGCGGATGACCGTGACCATCTCGTATGATCTGGTTCCGCCCGCTAATTATCCGAATGAAACCTCGTTTAGATGAAAAGGAGGAACACATCATGCCACTTTTGACGGGACACGACATCCAGATCGGAGCGTACCACTCCGCACGGGATTTTCATCTGATCCCGGCGAAAAAGTGCGTGGTGCAGCCTCCGACCGAAAAAGTCATCTCATTGGACGTGCCGGGAATGAACGGGCAGGCAGACCTCTCCCACTCCATTACCGGATACCCGGTATTCTACGAGCGGGAGGGGACCTGGGAGTTCTACTCCGACCTGGACTTCAACCGGGTATGGACTGCGTACCGGGACATCAAGCAGAAGCTGGCACTCCAATGCCAGACGAGCGCAAAGATCATCCTGGACGACGAGCCTACCTTTTATTATAAGGGAAAAGTGTGGATGGGCAACCAGCCGACCCAGACGGGCCAGAACACGAAGTTTACGCTGAACTATCGGCTGTATCCGTTCAAGTATCTGGTGAAACCTTTGGAAGAGGACTGGCTGTGGGATGACTTTAACTTTGAAACAGACCTCGCGCCGCAAAAGCTCGGGGATATCATATTGACGGCAGACAGCCCCAGCGCCGTGGTGCGCCTGCCGCCCACGGACAAGCCCGCCCTGCTGACCCTGAAAGGCTCCGGCGCGGGTGCGCGCTATGTACTGCGGTACAACAACGAGAACGGGGAAGTCATCAGCCAGGGATCGCTGTTTAAATTGGGGCTGTTCCAGTGGCAGGCGAAGATATTACT